CTATGCCGCACTCTTGCTAATTTAATAGGGTCTTAATATGGGGGGGGGGGTAATGTATCTCATTCTTATTAATACAACTCAAAAATAAAAATTAAAAAAAAAATTAATAAAATATTAAAAAAATAAAATAATCACATGTACTATAAATTTTTTACTTAGATATTTGGAGATATAAATAATTATGCTTACCTTTGCACCCAGTAGTACACTAGATGTAGGTGTAATCACCCATGAGGTAATCAAGTAATGGGTCAGAAGTTGGGTTAGTAACTCTAAATAAGAGTGAGGTTGTCCCCAATACTACAGCAAATGTATGACTTATAATAAGTTTTGCTAGAGCCAATACATCTGAGAAAAGGCAAAGGGAAATCTAGCTTTAGAGGTAATAATAGCCCGTGGACTTAGAAATGGTCAATATAAAATGTCAGCAACATTAAAGCTGATTCAAAAACTTAGGGACTTATTATGTCTTGTTGAGATTACATATGGGGGACAAGCCCCAAATATATTCTTCAAGACCAACAACATAAAGCTTAAGCAATTATGTGGAAAGATTTAAGTATGTCAGAAAAGTCTGATATAATAAGAATAGGTATTAGGAATGGTATATCAGACCTGAATACTATTAGAAAGATGTATGATGAAAATACTTCTAAAGAAGACTCATTGTCTGCAAATGGTGCTATAGGTCTTCAAGGAGAAAAAGAAGGAGAGGGGATAAAGGGAAATACTAACTCTCCTAATGTATTTGCACAAGGAGGAATGATGTCTGTTGCTAATAGAGCAAAACAGTTCTTTATTAAAAAAGGTATGACAGATGTAGCTGCTACTGGTTTAGTAGCTAATCTGATGAGGGAAAGTGCTCTTAATCCTAATGCAGTGAATGGTTCTTCTGGAGCTTATGGTTTAGCACAATGGTTAGGTAGTAGAAAGAAAGCATTATTTAATAAATATGGGAATAAACCCTCATTTGATAATCAGTTAAACTTTATATGGAATGAGCTTAATAGTTCCCATAAGAATGGTTTAAGGATGCTTCAAAGTTCTAAAAATATAGATGAAGCTGCTATAAATGCTTTTGGTTATTATGAGTTTTCTTCTGGTCCTAAAGCAGCAGTAACTGCAATGGATAAATCAGGACAGGCTGGAAATACTGCATTAAATAAAGGAGTTAACTTTGCTAGACAAATAGCAGGAGGTAAATTAAAAGGTAGTGCTAATTATGACTTTAGTGGGTCAGGAGACAGAGATTTTAGTCATCTTAGATATCAAGAACCTAATCAGGGTCAATATCAAGAGCAACAAGTTCCTAAAGTATCTCCTCTAAATATTACTCTTGATGATAATATTTATAAGCCTATTGACATTAGTATACCTTCATTTAGTAATATTAATGAAGAGCTAGCACAAATGGGATTGGGTATTCCTCAAGTGGTATTTAAGAGTAAAATGCCTGAGGTAATAATGCCTGACTTTCTACCTTTTGGGTAGAAAATTAAAAAAAAAAATAGAAACTTTTTCCCAAAATATTTGCACATGTTAAATATTTTATATACCTTTGCACCAGATTTAAAAAGAGAAAGTTATTCTTGATAAAAGGTAAAGAGGTGCGGGAACTTTTTACTTAGAAGAACTTCCTTTCAAGAATTTATTAGGAAGTTCATATTGGCTTTTAGTGTAATGGTAACACAGTAGATTTTGGTTCTACTATTATAAGTTCAAGTCTTATAGAGCCAACATACAAGTTGCAATTTTAGAATACTTCCTGTAGTCCAAATCTGTGAAGACAAGGACTACTTTTTTATAGGGTATGTGGTGGTAATGGTTAGCATATCACACTGTCAATGTGAAGGTCAGAGTTCAAATCTCTCATACCCTGCTAAATGTTTAATTATAATAAACTGATAAACAAATTTAAAGACATGAAAGAAGTTAGAAAGAAGATTATGAAATTTCTGGTAAATCCAGTACTTATGCCTATTCTTATTATATTTTTTACTGCTGGAATATGGCAAGTTGTAGCCCAAGTAGAACCTATACACACTACTGACTATAAGGAACTTCAAGCCATAACAAAAGATATTGAAAAACTTGATTCAGGAAAAGTAGATAATCTTAATATATATGGTTTAGAAACTCTTAACACAGATTCAGGAAATTTCAAAGTACAAAAAATCAAATATGACTTTGTCAAAGATTCCAGTAGAGTATCTGTAGATAGATATGTTAAGGTAAAAAGAGGCTTCAACAGTTATCATTATAATGGTCTTCTTAAGTAAGACAGTATGGTTAAATATATAAGGTGGATAACTGAAAGCAATAGGCTGAAACACTTACTATATGCTATACCTATAGGGGCTATATTTACAATTCTATGTGTACTTGGAGTAGCTTCAGGTATGGAGTTTAAAGATAAAGAATATGGTAATAAGTTTGATTGGTTAGATTGGTTAGCTACTATGATAGGAGGTATTATAGGACAAGCTATACAGTTATTACTAATAAAAGGTATTGCTTAGTGAATATATAAGTGAGATATTACTCATTGTTTTTTTTTTTAAGAGTTCTATTATAGAACTAAGGTAGCTAAAAAGCTACCTATTTTGGGGAAAAGCTTAAGTGGTATAAGCTACTGGCTGTTAACCAGAAGATAGTAGGTTCGAGTCCTATTTCCCCAGCAGATGAACTTAGATAAAATATTAAAGTTTGTTACTTACAAAATGAATTATATAAACAAGTTAATAAGTAATAATACAGGTGTAAGCTCGAAGAATTTTTTTCTAGTAACAGTTACTTTAATAGGATTACTATTACTATTAGTACCAGTAATAGTACTACTGGTAGAAGTTTTTACTAATCATACTATTCAGACAGACTTAAATGGATTAGCAGCATATATAGGTGCTGTTGCTGGAGTCTTTGCTTCAGCAGGTATTACAAAAGCATGGTCTGAGAAATATGAACACAGAGATTCTTAATATGTAAAAGCTAAGATTAAAGAATATAATTAATATTAACTCTAAAAGTATTTGATTATGTTCAACATTATTAAAAAAGTATTCATGTGGTATTTAGATACCTCAATACAGATTTACAAACCTATGATAGATGCTGGGATAAATCCTTTTATGTAATCTATTATAGAGGGAATAGTACAAAGGGTACTATTACCCTGATGTTGGCGAGGGTTAATATAATAGTATAAAACTCCTATGGCGGAATTGGTAGACGCTAAATTAACTGCAATAGAGTACGTCCAACCTCTACATTAAACAATAAAGGGTTTCAAGACTGGAGAGTCTTGCGATGCAGGATTTGAACCTGTATACACTACCAATGAGGATATGGTGGAATGGTAGACACACTAGCCTTAGAAGCTAGTATTGAAATACATGTGAGAGTTCAAGTCTCTCTATCCTCACTTATAGTTAAGTATTGTTAATGCAGTGAAATAAAATTAGTTTTTGTTTGCTATTTATAAATAATTTATTTATCTTTGCAACTATAAACATAAAGGAAATATATGGCCACTAAGAACATGTCTGAAGAAGAACTCAAATGGAGAGCAGAAGAAGATGCTAGAACCATTGAGAGATACCAGGAAATAGTGAATGATAAACCAAGATTAGAAAGAGCTATGAAACAAGCTCAAAAAACTATAGATAACTTACAACAAAGAGCTGAGGCAATGTCTAAATCTTTAACAGGTCTTAAACATAATAAAAAGTAATTATGATAGTTGATGATAGTTCTAAGATAAAAAATATAATACCAAAATTTCCTGATATAACAAACAAAAGAGCTATTAAATCTCTGACTAAAATGTTTTACAATATAAGGGCTGATAAAGACAAGTTAGCTGAACTTAGAATGAAGGCTGACATATTAGAACAAGAATTAAAAGCAAAAGAAGCTGAATTTCATGCTAAGATGCAATTGTTTGACATTGAATTTGAAAAGAAAGAGATTAAGGAGATTAAAGAGACTGTTTACTTTGGAGTAAATAATCCTACAGATTATAGAAATACTAATATCACAGGGTGATGCAGAGGTAGCAATTTAGGCTCATAACCTAAAAGTCGTGGGTTCGAGTCCCACCCCTGTAACTATTAATTATTTTTTTTTTTTTTATGGAAGAGAATGAGAAGTATCTTAATGCTTATAGAGCAAATACTCTAACAGGATTGTTGGAAGCTTTGAATCAAGCAAATATAACAAAGGAAGATATAGTTGCCATTTATTATGGTGCTGGAGAACATATAGCAGTTATTCAGAAATAGATATAATATGGAGAAGTCAATAAAACCAATATCAGAGGAAGAATTCAAAGAAAAAATAAAAGATGTAGTTAAACATAATGAAGCTACTCTTGCAGAGGACTTTGAAAAAGGAATACTTCATTTAAGAGATTATAGTGGAGTTAAAAAGTTCAAGTCAATAAGAAGGGCCATTAGAAGAGGTCATGTTTCTATATTTGGAGATGTATATCCAAAGAGACCTTTTAAAAATATTTCAAGACCTAATGGTAGTGTAACCTATAACAAGAAGAGGATATATGAACAACTCAAACACAGAAACAAACAAACAGCCTAATGATTATAATTCAGAGCCAGTATTTTACTGTAAGAATTGTTTATCATTGAGAATTAGGACAGTACCTGGTTTAGAGGATGGAGAGTTCTGTGATGAGTGTAATTCAACAAGTGTAGGCCAATGCTCTATTGAAGAATGGAGAACAATGTACAAAGCTAAATATGGATTTGACTTCTTGGAGAAGTAATATTAATTAATAAATATAGCAATGGAAGAGAATAAAACAAAAAACAATGAGAATAAGAAACTTACTTATGAGCAACTAAACCAAGCTGCACAGCAAATTTCACAACAAGCAGAGGCTTTATACAAAGAAAACCAACAGCTAAAAGCAGCTCTTAACAGGCTTAGTATTCAAAATGGTTATACTGAACTTGGATTTAAATTCAAGGTAGTAGAGAACTCTACCATGTTCCCAAAAGAATTTGTTGAAAAGATTATCACTGAAATAGTAGATACTATGACAGGCACAAATGAAGAGCAGGAAGAAGAACAAGAAACTGTAGAAAAGGACAAGTAATATGAAGAAGAATGGGTTAAATAATATTATCAGAATACCCACTTCTTTAGAAAGCAAGTTTTTCAGATATTGGCTTGAATTCCTGGAACCTTTCCATCATTTAACCTCAAGAGAATTAGATATAGCAACTGCTTTTTTAAAACAAAGATATGAATTAAGTAAAGCTATTAGTGACACTAACATCTTGGATAGGGTTACTATGGGGGATGACACCAAGCAGAAAATAAAAGAAGAATGCAATATAACAACCCCTCACTTCCAAGTTATAATGGGCAAACTTAGAAAAGCCAGATTTATAATAGGTGACAGGATTAATCCTAGATTTATACCTTTAGGGCTTAATGAGGGTGATAATTCATTTAAGCTGTTATTATATTTTGACTTTAATACAGGAAGAGATTAATAGAATATCTCAGGAACTTGCATTGTCTGAGAAGTGTGTGGAGAATGCCTATAAAGCTTATTGGACTTTTATAAAAGAGACTATAGGACAATTACCTTTGAAAGAGGAATTAACAGAAGAAGAGTTTGGTAAGCTTAGAACAAACTTTAATATACCCAACTTAGGTAAGTTAAGTTGTACTTATAAAAGATGGTTGGGAGTTAAGAAACATCATAATAAAGAATGAATAATATAAATATAAAAGGAATTAAGCCTCTTAATAACCAGGTAATTACTACAGCAGAGGAGTATGATGAAGATGTAATGGCTGGTACAATTATTGATGCTAAACATACAAAAGGCACCTTAAAGGAATATCAAAAAGTAGTTGCTGTAGGACCAATGGTTAGGAGTATTGAAGTGGGGGACTTAGTAATGGTTAATCCTAAAAGGTTTGCCAAATGTAAACACCAACCTGGCTCTCTTAAAGATGGAGTCATTACAGACAACCCAGTAATAAGATATGATTTTCCTATTATTGAGATTGACCACACCAATCATTTATTCCTTCATGACCAGGATATTGACTTTGTGATTACTGATTTTGAGGAGGAACAAACTACTAATAATACAGGCAGTTTAATAGTTCCTGATACCAAAATTATACTATAAGATATAACCTATGAGGAATACTCATAGGTTTTTTTTGTTTAATACTATAGATATGATAAAGCTATTTAAATATGAAGGGTATCAGGTTGTTGTTGAGCCTGAAGCCTTAATGTTAAAACCATTCAAGGTTATATATAATAGAGATAGAAGTAAGAATAAAAGTACTGCAATGCAAGAACTAGCCTATATATATTTTATGTCTGACCCTAGAAGTGACTATCAGTACTTAGTTGACTCAGAAGATAGAAGTAAGGCTATCATAGATGGGGAAGGGATGCCAGATACTTGGAAACCAGATAGGCTTGTCTTAGCAGCTATAGAGTTTTACAAATCATTTAACCCTGCCTCTTCTCTACTTCTTGAGGATACAAGAGTGATGGTAGATAAGTTTAGGGCTAAGATTAGGGATTTGAATTTTGATGACTTAGAGGTAAAAGAATTAAAGGATGCTATTGGCATTGTAAAGCAAATACCTGGCCTTGTAAAAGATTTAGATGAAGCTGAAAGAGCTGTTTCTAAAGAAATTATTAGTGACACAAGAGCAAGAGGTTCTCAAACCAAATCATTATATGAAGATGGAGATTAATACAATATTAGAGTGTTTTAATAAGCATTTAGACAGTGAAAGATTAAAGTCTAATATAAAAGCTTCAGGACACTTTGTGTGTCATTCAAATTGGGAAAGAAGAATGGGCACATTAAAGGTAGCCAAGACTTATATTGACTTTCATAACAATGGAATTAATATCCCTGTAATAACTACTCAATATGCTACAAGTATGCCTGTAGGTCAAGAAGATATATTAGTACAAGAGTGTGAAAGGCGGACATTAATAAAGTTTATCCCTCACTATTATGAAAATCTTGATAATTTTATAAAAGGTACTTATGGAGATTAGTGATGATTTTTATATACCAACTAATGAATTTCAAACAGAGATAACAAAAGAATTTATGGAATCTATGCCTGATGAAGTTCAGCAATGGTTCTTAGAATTCATTGAGAATGTTGAGTTCATTAAAAGATTAATAAGTCCACATAGAAGAAGAGCTAAAGATTGTCCAAGGGATAAAGATAACAAGATAATAGTAGACATCACTAATCCTCATATATTAGAGGATATGGACTACTTTAGACCTATGGCTCTCTATTATAAAGAACATAATTGTTATACATACTTAAGACCTAATCCAAATCCAAATAGTGAATATAGAAAGATATTTGATGAGGAAAAAAGAAGATGTAGAGAAGGCTATGTAAGAGAGTCTGATGGTGAATGGGTTACAGGATATTTATATTGGTATCTTAATTATTGCCCTATTATGCTTACTAGAATAGAGGAGGGAACTAGTAGAGCATCCAGAGTTGAAGACTTCCCTGATATGTGGGAAGGTATATACTGGAGGTTCCATTACTTAGACCAAGCTAGAAATGAGGGTAAACATGCTATAGAATTAGCAAGGCGTGGTTGCAGTAAGTCCTTTAGCTTAGCTTCTATTATGGCCAAGAACTTAATATTAGGGGAAAATGAAAAGGCTAATAAGAGAGTTATGACTGTTCTTACTGCTTATCAAAAGGAATATCTTGGTGGTAAGGATGGTACTCTATCAAAGTTTGAACCTATGATAGACTTTGTAGCTGATAATACGGAGTTTCCAAGACTAAGACTTGCTAGTTCAATGAATGACATGACTTGGACTATGGGTTATAAGGATGAGTTTGGCAGAAAGAAAGGTAGTCTTAATACTGTTATTGGAGTATCATCTAAAGATGATGAAGGTAAGCTCAGAGGTAAGAGAGGTTATATACTATTTGAAGAGATGGGTTCTTTCCCTAATCTTATTAGCATCTATAATACTGTTAGATATGGTATGGAAGAGGGTAACTATACCTTCGGCTTAGCTTATTTAGTAGGTACAGCAGCAGAAGATGCTTCTGATTTTAGTTCTGCAAAAGAGTTATTATATAGTGCTGAGGGTTATCATATATATAATGTAGAGAATGTATATGATAAGCATGGTCAAGGTAAGAAGAGATTTGGTTACTTTTTCCCTTCCTATGTTAATAGAAAAGGCTGCATGAATAAAGATGGAGTATCTGATGTAGTTAAAGCTCTTAAACAGATATTAATGAATAGGTATAAAGCTAAATATAAATCAGCAGACCCTAATACTGTGATAAGAGTTATTGCAGAGATGCCTATAACTCCAGCAGAAGCTATTATTAAAATTAAATCTACTTCATTTCCTGTTCAAGCTTTAACAGAGAGATTATTGCAATTAGACTCTGATCCTAAAGCCTATGATGATGTATATGTAGGTAGTTTAGCCCAAGATGACAAAGGTAGTGTAGTTTTTAGAGCAAATAGTGATAGTCCCATAAGGGTATACCCTTTAAAAGATAACACTAGTAAAGGTGCTATTGAGATATTTGAAATGCCTCAAAAGAATCATAATGGAAAAATATATGATAATAGGTATATACTAGGGCATGACCCAGTAGACAATGACCAAGCAGATTCAAACTCTCTATCATCTACTTTTGTATTAGATTTATTTACTGATAGAATAGTAGCAGAATATACAGGTAGACAATCATTTGCTGATGAAAACTATGAGATAGTTAGATTACTATGTTTATTCTATAATGGCAGGTGTCTGTATGAATCTAATAAAAAAGGTATATATTCATACTTTGCAAAAATGAGTTGTTTGCATTTACTTGCAGACACTCCTGAATACCTTAGAGACAAACAACTTGTTAAGTATTCAAGTTTTGGTAGTAATGCTAAAGGTGTAAATGCTTCAGCTGCAATTAACTTATATGCCAATGAAAGAATAAAAGATTGGTTGTTAAAACCAATTCCTACAATAACACAAGAGGATGGGGAAGACAAACAAGTAATGATTCCTAATTTATATAGGATTAGAAATAGAGCTTTACTCCAAGAGCTTATTGCTTTTACCCCTGAAATAAATGTTGATAGAATTAGGGCATTAGGTATGGTTATGTTATATAGAGAGGAAAAGATGATTCTATATAATGGGAATATAAGTCAAGATAAATTTGACAAGGCAGATGCTAATGACCTTAGTAACGATGATTTCTTTAAGAGAAATTATGACTATAGATAATTAATAATAAAGTACACTTGCACTAAATAAATTTGTTTAATGCTTGTGTACTTTATTCTTTTTATTTATCTTTGCAATAAATTTAATATAAGAATTTATAAAAGTAAAATATATGAGTGAGGTAGTACAATTCCCAGCTCAACAGATACCTTTTAGTAGAAAGAATAAAGCATGGAGGAAGCAATGCCTAGATTGGGCAGACTCAAAGACTTTCTTTAACTATAGTCCTGTTAGAAATTCAGTAATTCATAAAAAGATTAATTATGATTTAGTGAATGGAAAATTACATATACAGGACCTTGAGCTTATACTTAATCCTGAACAAGTAAAAGAGAAGTTTACTCCTAGTTCTATTCAACATTACCCTATTATAAATAGTAAACTAAATGTACTTAGGGGTGAGGAAAGTAAGAGAGTATTTGACTTCAAAGTAATAGTCACTAATCCTAATGCTATTTCTGAAAAGGAGAATAATAAGAAAGAGCAGGTCTACTCAATGCTACAACAATTAGTAGCTAACCAATCTCAGAGTGAAGAAGAATATCAGAATAACCTTAATAAACTAGGGGATTACTTTACTTATGAGTGGCAAGATATGAGAGAGGTAAGAGCTAACAGTATTCTTAATCACTATGTTAAGGAATATGATATGCCCCTTATATTTAATGAAGGGTTTATGGATGCTCTAACTATTGGGGAGGAAATTTATCAATGTGATATTAGGGGAGGAGAACCAGTTATAGAGAGAGTTAATCCTCTCAAAATAAGAGTATTTAAGTCTGGTTTTAGTAACAAGATTGAAGATGCTGATATTATACTCCTTGAAGACTATTGGTCTCCTGCTAAGATAATTGATTCTTACTATGATGTATTAACCGCAAAGGATAGGGAATACATAGAAAATGGTCCTCCTACTACTCTTGGTAGTACTAACAGTGTTGGGGAAAGAGATGAGAGACTAGGATTTATCAATAATCATATGTTAGATGATGTTATTGATAATGATGAAATGTTTTTTGACCCCCTTAATATGTTTAGTGGTGCTAATAGTTCTTTGCTTCCATATGATGTTGCTGGAAATATTAGAGTTCTAAGGATGTATTGGAAGTCAAGAAGGAAAATAAAGAAGGTTAAATCCTATGACCCAGAGACAGGTGAGGAAACCTATAACTTCTACCCTGAGAACTATATAATAGATAAGGATAGGGGAGAGGAAGAATGGATATATTATATTAATGAGGCTTGGGAAGGAACTAAGATAGGTGAGGATATTTATGTTAATATGAGACCAAGGCCTGTTCAGTATAATAGACTAAGCAATCCTTCAAGGTGTCACTTTGGCATTGTAGGCTCAATATACAATCTAAATGATGATAAGCCATTTAGTATGGTTGATATGATGAAACCCTATAACTATATGTATGATGCTATACATGATAGACTTAATAAGGTTATAGCAAGAAATTGGGGCAAGATAGTTCAATTAGACCTTGCTAAAGTACCTAAGGGTTGGAATATAGATAAATGGCTTTACTATGCTAAACATAATAACTTAGCTGTAATTGACAGTTTCAAAGAAGGTAATATAGGTGCAGCTACTGGTAAGTTAGCTGGAGCCATGAGTGGTACTTCGGGAGTTATTGACGCAGAACTTGGTAATGTAATACAAGGATATATATCAACACTTGAATATATTAAATCAGAAATGTCTGATGTAGTTGGTATTACTAGACAAAGAGAAGGCCAAATTAGTAATAGAGAAACAGTTGGTGGTGTTGAAAGAGCCACTTTACAATCATCATATATTACAGAATGGGTATTCACTATACATGAAGATGTTAAGAGAAGAGTACTTGAATGTTTTCTTGAAACAGCTAAGATAGCTCTCAAAGGTAGGAAAGAGAAATTTCAGTATATATTATCTGATGGCTCAATGAGAGTTACAGATGTAGATGGTGATGAATTTGCAGAAGCAGATTATGGCCTACTTGTTGATAATGGAAATGGAGTACAAGAGCTGAATCAGAAACTTGATATGCTTGCTCAGGCAGCATTACAGAATCAAACTATTAACTTCTCTACTATAATGAAGCTCTATTCATCAGCATCTCTTATTGAGAAACAGAGACTTGTTGAAAAGAATGAAAATGATATTAGGGAAGCTCAAGAACAAGCTCAACAGCAACAATTAAAGGCTCAGCAAGAACAAGCTCAAATGATGGCTCAGGCTAAAGAACTTGAAACTAAGCAAAGAGAGGAAGCTAATATCAGAGATAATGAAACTAAAGTGCTTGTTGCTAACATCACAGCTGAAGGCTATGTAAAAGCTTACAATGATGATGGCATAGAAGACACTTATAGTGAGAAAGATAAGGCTAAACTTGCTGAAGAGATAAGACAGTTTGATAAGAGATTAGCTCTTGATAAAGAAAAGCTTGAATTGGAAAAGCGTAAAGCTGAGCAAAGTAATTCTATAAAGAGAGCACAACTCAAGAAAAAGAATTAATAACACATAACTATGGGCAAGATAAGAGTTATAAAAGAGGGTAATCTCAGAGGTACTACTAATAGTCCTAATGATAAAATATACCCTGTTACTACATCAGAAGCAGTTTATGTACCTGGTGTTGGCAAACTTACAGAGCATGTTCACCCTAGAATAATAGTTTCTGAAACTGAAATGGATGAACTTATCGCTAATGGACAGCTTAAAGAAGGATATGATTATGCAACTTTTGAAGATGAATAATTATGTTATATGATGGTAAAAATAATCATAAAGAAATAAATAGTATGGTACTTGGTGGTAAAAGAATCACTAAGTATTATACTATTATAAACCACACAGCAAGACTTATTTGGGAAGGCATTAGAAGCTGCTTTGGCAGTGGATGGTGGTTAAACAATAAGCCTTGGGTTAATAATGAAGGTTGGAAAAATTAAATTATACACTATGACAAAAAGGAATAAAAAAGTCAGCTATAACTCAATCCCTACTATAAAAGAGGATTGGGGTCTTGACAGCAGAAATAACTTACCTTATAGCGGTGAGTCTGTTCAGGCTTTTATTAAGAAAGCTATTAATTCTAAAATTGGGTATAGAAAAACTTCTGAAAAGAGAGAGCCAGATGGATATTTTCATACTAGAAGTTTTGCAGATGAGGAAAACTATAGATTATGGGAGAGTGATCCCAGTTCACATCACTCTTTACTACTTTTAGATGAAATTCTTCCTGACACTCATGAACAAGGAGCTAGTTATGTATTAAACTTAGAAACTAAATCTAACCAAAATCTGATAGTAGCTACAGATGATACTGTAAGATTAAGATTAAAATTTACTTCTCAAATATATAATCCTATCACTAAAACTACTGAAGATACAGGAGAGTCAGGAGTTCTCACTATAGAGAGAAAAACTAAAGGGTCTAATACTTGGAATAGAGTGGCCTCTCAGCCTATAATGTCTGTTAGTAAAGACAGTACTGAATACCAAGATATTGATATTTCTAACTATCTTGAATTAGGAGACCAACAAATAAGAGTAGTAGTTAGAGGAGATAGTAGTAATGAATCTTCAAGATATATATCTTTCTTTAGTGTAATTAAAACCTCATTGTCACTTAAATTTGCTAATCAATGGGAATTGCCTATAACAGGAGATACATTATATTTGCAATATTATATACAAGGTGCTGTAGCTAAAACTTTGCATATTAGAGTTTATGGTATTTCAGGTTCATCTTATAGAGAACTGTTATTTCCTTTAGGAGCTACAATATATAATGAGACCCCTAAAGTAGTAAGGTTAATTGATACTGAAAGAGATGAGGTCAAAGTTTTAGAACATGGAGTTCACAAGGTAGAAGCTTGGTTAACAGTTGACGGCAGTGATATTAGTACTGATAAAGTATATTCTCAGATAATGGTGGAATCTGACACTTCAGATATGACTCCATTTATTATTGTAAATGACTTAAAAACTTCTGTTAACAATTATACTGAGAATGTATTATTTAAGTATAGTATCTATAACCCTAAGAAGAATGGTACTGATTTAGTATTTAAATTTAATAATTATAATGATACTACTACTTATGTTTCTTACCCAGTAAATAATGTACCAAACAATACAGTTACAGCATTTACTAATACTTTTGAGATTGAGAGTGATCTTAAATCTATTAATGCCTACCTTAATATATTACATAATAATATTAACTTAATAGCTCCTATAGGTGTAACTATAGATAACTCAAATAATTTTGCCTTTACTAAAGGAGCTGATTTTATTCTTAATCCTAAACTCAGAAGTAATAATGAATCTGATGTTAATACTATAATTAACTCTGTTAATAACAGTATTATCCTATCTAGTTTTAATAACTTTGGTTTTACTAATGATGGTTGGGTTGAAGATGAACAAGGTACAAAATGTTTAAGAGTACCTGTAGGAAGGACTGTGGAAATTCAATATGAAGCTTTCAGTGATTTTATTCAAAACTTTCAGAATGCTTCTCTAACTATTGAATTGGATTTCAAGACCAAGTATGTAAGTGACCCTTCTTTACCTGTTATTAAAATGTGTTCTTATACTGATGATATTCCTGTAGGATTTGAACTAAGACCTACAGAAGCAGTATTTATGACCAAAAATAAAAAGGTAAGAAGAGACCAAGATGTGATGTTCCAAGAGGGGGTAAGAACTCATATGGCTATTAACATCATTAATAATATAGCTGATTCAGGAGTAAATCTTATCAGAATATTTATTAATGGAGTTGTAAATAGAGAAATAGATTATCTTACTAATGACTCATTCTTAAATATAATAGGAGGAGTTGCTACCTCACAAGGTGTTAGAATAGGTTCACAAGGAGCTAATATAGATGTTTATGGTATAAGAGTTTATAAGAAGCAATTATCTGTTGCAGATATTATGCAAAACTATATAGCTACCTTACCAACAGTTGAAGCTAAGATGGCCTTTAAGGCTGCTAATGATATTATAGGTGATAATGGTACTATATCTTATAGTAAGGCGTTAGATAAGTATAATTGCTTAGTATGGACAGGTCATGTTCCTTCTTACATTAATAAAGCTTCAAGTAGTAAAGGAGGTACTTTACAAATTCATATTAAAGGAGATACTACTCATTCTGGAGTAATCAATAATATGAGTATAAAGGGGCAAGGTTCTTCATCAAGAGGTTATTGGAAGTGGAATCATCAATATGGATTTAATTCAGATTCTCAGTTTATATCTGAAGATGGTAATACTACTATAAAAGGAGCTTATAGATTGACTACTGATGTGCCAGCTGCTAAGAAGTTAGTAGCTAAATTAAATTGGGCTTCATCAATGCAAAGTCATAAATTGGGGGAAACTAATGCCTATAATGATTTATGGAAAAGAATTGTAGGTAATAATGACATTACTAAAACTAGTGGCTTTGAGAATTGTAGAGTAGCTATAACCCAAAAGCCTTTCTTATATTTTGTTAAGGAATCCCCTAATGATGAGCCTACATTTTATGGTATTATAACTTTTGGTCCTGCAAAGGCAGATAAACCTACTTTTGGATATGATAAAAATCATTTTCCTGATTTCTTAATGTTGGAAGGCTCTGACAATGGTAAACCTCTTACTGAATGTAGAGTACCTTGGATGGAAGATGAAGTATCATATTCTGAGAATGAGGAAGCTTACATATATAATGGAGAATTATCTTGGGATTATGATATGGGAAATCAGGAGTCTCTACCCTACTTTATTAGGGCTTTTAACTTTGTGTTCCAGCATTCAATTAGAATAGCTCCTCATGAAGGTAATTATACAGCCTTGAAGACCGATAATACTCTAAGTAAGTTTACTCAATATTGGATTACTGAGGATGAAGGGGATCATAAGAAGTTTGATTTATTTAGATGGGATTATATTACTAACTCTTGGGTAAGTGCCTCAACTGCCAAGGAAGCAGGAAGATATATTAGATTTAACATTAATGAACAATGTGGTAATATTGCTTCTGGAATAAATTGGAGGAGTATTAATGATTTATTCATAAATGCAAGAATTAGATTAGTAAGAGAAAATTTAAGTAACTATTTTAATCTTACTGACTTATTCTTCTCTATGATGGAAATGAAGAAAGTAGGAGCTTCAGATAATAGATGTAAAAATATATATCCTTATCTAGACCCTGTTACTCATACTATAAGATGGTACCAAGATGATGTAGACACTATTTTATTAACAGATAATGTAGGAAGAAAGAATAAACCTTATTATGTAGAAGAGCATGATAAAGACTCTTTAGGTAATTATTACTGGAATGGAGAGAGCAATAATCTATTTAATTTGGTAGAAGCTGCATATCCAGATGAGCTTAGAACTATGATGAAAACCATATTAACTACTATGGCTGAAATCAGTGGTTCTCCTTCTAAATTTATGCAGGAATATTTCTTTAAAGTACAGGAGTATATCCCAGCAATTGCCTACAATGAAACTGCTAAATTATTATATGAAGATGCAGCTAAAGCTGTTTTAAGAGGAGCTTATGCTAATGCTACTCCTCCAATATCTCAATCTTTAGGAGACCAATTACAAGCAGAAAGACAATGGTGGAAGATGAGGGAAATTTATATTTCTTCTTATGCAAGCTATGGAGAATTTGATGTAAGAGGTAATAACTCTCTAATGTTTAGGTCTGTTAAACCTGATTATGAAGAGCATGCTGCCTATAATTTTAATCTAGTACCTGCAATGTGGTTGTATGTACAAGGAGGTGTAGGACAAACTATGTTCTATGGTACTGGTAAAGTAAGACCTAAGAGAGTAAAAGCAGGAGAATTGTTTAAACTGGGAGAAATAACAGCTGACGGTAATACGGATATATTTATTAATGGAGCCAATTATTATAAATCCTTTGGCAATTTTGCATCAGTTTCTTTAGGAGAAACTTTTCAATTGTTAGGAGAAAGTCTAGAAAAATTTGAAGTAATTAATGATTCAGGTACTGTAGACTTTAAACCACAAAGGCTTATTGTAAATTGCCCTACTCTTAAAGTGTTTAGGCTTGAAAATGTGCCATATTTACAAGGGGCTTTAGATTTAAGTGGTTCTAATTTCTTGGAGTCTATTAATATTAATAACTCTAATATTAATGCTGTACTTTTGCCTTCTACTCCTACTTTAAAAGATATAGTATTGTCTGGAACTATCAAGGAGTTAATTCTTCATGACTTACCCAATCTAATTAATGACCACTTAGTGTTAAGTAATTGGGGAGCTTTAGAAACTATAGATATAGCTGGATGTCCTAAATTAGATTCTTTGGCAGTTATTACCCAAGCTATTAAGAGTAAAGCTCCTTTACATAAAGTAGTAGCTCCTAATATTAATTGGGTAATTAGTGACTTAGAAGTATTTAACAAACTCTTGGAAAGTGATTCTACTTTATCAGGTAAAATAACACTGAGAGGTATTAATGTAGATATAAATACTAAATTAAAGATGATCTCTAAATGGGGAGACATAGACGATGTTAATAATAAGTTACACATTAATTACCCCATAGCTAATATTTCTGATGTAACATTAGAGTATGATAGATACTACAGAGAACCAGGTAAATACAATATTAAGGTAACAACTAATGTAGGAAATAATGTAGCAAAAGTAGAATGGAACATTAGTAATAATAAGTGGGCTACTATTAATAGAACTACAGGAGAGTTAATAGTTACCTCTGTAGGACTTTATTCAGATGTTCCTGTACCTGAAGCTACAGTAACTTGTGTACTAACAAAGAGTTCAGGGGAAAGGTTAACTAAATCTACTAGAGTGTGCTTCTATGAGAAGAAAGCTGCCATAGGGGACATAGTATATGCTGATGGAAGTTTCTCGGATAAATTAGATAAAGATAAAACTCCTATAGGTGTTTGTTTTTATATAAATCCTGAGAATGAGAAAGATAGAAGAATGATGACCTTTGAAGATATGCCTACTACTCCTTGGGGTATTTGGCCAGCAAATTCAGCTTTAGATGCTACTGGTATATATAATTTAAAATTAGCAGATTCTCCTAGTTATAATTGTTATCAAGTTCCTAATATAGCTTATCCAGCTTCTGCTGATAATGTAAGTGTCAAAACAGGTTACTATGGAGGGGCACATACAGATTCTCAAGGATTTACAGTGTTTAATCCTCCTCATGTATTTAGTACTCCTTTTACTATGAGAGTGCCATTTAAAGAAGGTTTATACAATTATTCTCATGGAGATGTAATTCCTACAGGATTATATGAGACTTTGTTAATTCTTAAACATAGGGATAAAATATTATCAGATAGTGGAATTAATTTACCTATTCCTGCTGCTAATAATGTAGCTTCAGAAATGACTAATTTAGGGGACCTGTTAATTCAGATTACTAGTAGTAAGGGACAGCAATATACTCAGTTATATTATCCTATTATTTCAACTTGTCATGCTTATGAGCCTAAAGTTAAGAATGGAGAAAAATTAGCAGATAAATTCAAAGCTGGTAATTGGTGGGCACCTTCTATAATAGAAGTGTGCAGGTTTATGCACTATATTTATTTAGGAGCTAATAGTTCACAGTCTGAAGATTTTACAACTGTTTTAGACAATAATATGATAAAGTTTACTAGTGGATGGTTTGCATCTACTTCTCAATATGCTGCACCTTTCTATTTGCAGTTTAATAGAATTGCAGGTATAATTAATATATTGGGACATAAATTACATTCAGCATTTACTAAAGCAGTTGCTAATTTTTAAAATTTAAAAGTTATGACTATAAGAGGAACATTAAAACCTGCTCTATTTTCTTATAAGGTAGAGATAGGGCAAAGGATTGCTACTTTCTGCAGTTTCATAGAGGAAACCCCAGAAGGGTTTAAATGGAAGGAATATACCTTACCTCCTGAAGTTTGGAATTATGATGCTATAGTTAATGCTATTATTTCTGAAGAATATGGACTAGATAAAATGCAAGCTATAGTGAATAATTACCTACTAGACCCTGGAGATGTTACTATTAAGGCTGAATTTGCTCAGATGCAGGATTTTAGAAAATTAGCAAAGGAGAAAGCTTTAGAGATACTTAAATATGTAGAAGATAATAATTTGTGGTAAGTTAAACAAGAAGGGAGTGACATTTTCTCCCTTCTTGTTTATTTATAATTTATTATTATAGACAGATACTTAATATGATGACATTCAGATGAATAGTATAAAAAATTACATAATTCTTTTATTAACTGTTTTACTAATAGGTGGACTTAGTACTGCTGTTGTTAATTATAAGAGAGCATTAGCTTATAGAAATAAATATGAGATAGCTAAAGCTAATGAAAAAGCTTATAACATAAGTCTAAGCAATGATAAGACTAAAGCAATTGTATTACAGGAAACTTTAGACAACTTGAGAATTTCTAATGATTCCTTAGTAAAAGAGTTACTTCTAATACAGAAAAAAAGAAAGATAAAAGATAAAAATATTAAATATATGTCTTATCAAATTTCTAATATCACTAAGACTGATACTATTATTTTAAAAGACACTATATTTACTAATAAGATAAAGATAGACACTCTAATAACAGATAAGTGGTATTCTGTGAATTTAGGACTAAGTTATCCTAACATTGTGAAAGTAACCCCTAAATTTAAAAGTGAGAGGTATGTATTAATCAGTGCTAAAAAAGAACCTATAAATAAACCTTCTAAGATATTCTTTATAAGATGGTTTCAGAAGAAGCATACTGTGGTTAATGTAGATATTGAAGAGAAGAATCCTTATATTAACATGACTAATCAAAAATATATTAAGATTATAGACAAATGGTAAGTAATGAAGTAATAATTGCTGTAATAGGAGTAATCTCTACTATAATAAGTGGTTGGGTATCTTGGTTTTTTTCAAGAAAAAAATATGATAGTGAAGTAGATTCAGTACTTATAGAAAATATGAAACATTCTCTTGAATTTTATAAATCATTAGCTGATGATAATAAGGAGAGACTATTAGAACTTCAAGAGAATAATGATGATTTGAGGAGAGAAGTAAATGAACTCAGAACACAGGTATTTAAACTTATGGCTCAAATATATGATGCTAGTGGAGACAGTACTATTTTATCTACAACTGTAAAGAAAAGAGTTAAGAATGAACATAGAAGTAATAAGAAAACATTTTAAGCCTTCTTATACAATAGGGAAATTATTTATAAATGGTGAATATTTTTGTGATACTCTTGAAGACACTGACAGAGGACTCACTGATACTATGACTGAAGAAGACATTCTTAAGGTTAAAGTAAAGGGGAATACTTGTATTCCTTATGGAAAGTATGAGATAACTTTAAATATTAAGAGTCCTAAATATAGTAATTTCACTAAATATAAATATGCAGCTTTTGCTGAAGGTAAGATACCTAGACTATTAAATGTAAAGGGATTTGAAGGTATTTTAATTCATGCTGGAAATACAGCAGATCATACAGATGGCTGTATACTAGTAGGTGAAAACAAAGTTAAAGGACAGGTTATTAATAGTCAGGCTACTTGGGTAAACTTATATAAGTTAATGAAGGCAGCTAATGATAAAAAGGAACCAATTACTATTACTATACATAACTAAAGTTAAGTAAAAGGTTTATAGGATATAACAATTTTATTTATAATATTGTACATCCTATAGACTTTATTTAACTTTGCATTAGTTTAGCAAAACTAATATAGGAGAAATATAAATATGGAAGGATTAGATTTAGACAATATCCTTGATGAGACAGAGATAAGTCTTTTCAATGATACAGGTAAACAGGAAAATACTCCTCCTGCAAATGAACCTTCAGAAGAAGGTAATGAAGAGAGTAAAAATAATGAAGGAACAAACACTGCTGAGGTTGACCCAGACTCATTATTTGGAGAAGGTAAATCAGAGAGCGTAGGTGGTGAAGAACAAAATAATGAGGAAAAGGAAGACCCTGAATCTGATGAAGGTAAAGGTACTTCTCCTAACACTGATTTCTTCTCTTCCATTGCTGAAGCCTTGACAGAGGAGGGGGTACTTCCAAACCTTGATGAAGAAGCTATCAAGAAAATTAAGACACCAGAAGACCTTAGAAAAGCCATTGATGACCATATTAAGTCAAATCTCAATGAGCAACAGCAAAGGGTTATTGACGCGCTTAACAATAATGTTGAGCCAGATGCTATAAGACAATATGAAGGTGTACTTAGTTATCTTGATGGTATAAAGGAAGAAGACCTTAAATCTGAAGGTGAACAGTTTGAAAATCTTAGGTCTAGGCTGATATATCAAGACTTTATAAATAGAGGTTTTGATAAAGCTAGAGCTGAAAGAGAAGTTAAAAAAGCACTTGATAATGGTACTGATATTGAGGATGCTATTGAAGCCCTTAATAGCAATAAGTCATTTTACAAGGATAGCTATAATAAACTTCTTGAAGATGCTAAGACTACACAAAAGGAAGAAGAGAATAAGAGAAAAGCAAGAGCCACTAAGCTAAAAGACAGTATTTTTGATGATAATCAAAAGTTCTTTGGGGAGATTACTTTGGACAATGCTACTAAACAGAAGGTATTTGACAGTATATCAAAGCCTATTTATAAAGACCCTGAGACAGGGGAATTTTATACAGCAGTGCAAAAGTTTGAATCTGAACATAGTGATGAGTTTCTTGCAAAGTTAGGTCTTATTTTTACACTTACTGATGGCTTTAAGAACTTAGATGGTTTAGTTAAAAGTAAGGTAAATAAAGAAGTAAAAAGAGGTTTAAGAGACCTTGAAGGTAAGATAAACAATACTTCAAGAGACAGCTATGGTAATCTTAGATTTAGCTCAGGAGTAGATGATAAGGAATCTTACCTTGGTAAGGGAATTAGACTTGCACTATAACTAATGAAAATAATTTTTAATTAATTAAATTTATGGCTGTAAATTTGCTAGGTAAATTTCAAACCAGAGAGTTTTCTTATTGGAAAGGCTTGACAAAGGATAACCACCTTGGTGCTATTTTTCAGAAGGCACCACAGAAAGCTACTAACTTGATGGTTCAACTTTTAGCTTACCAGAGAGGTAAGACACTTGACACTCTGCTTAATCAGTTCCCAACAAGAGAGTTTGAGAATGATGAGGAGTACACTTGGGATGTAATTGGTTCTTCAAGGAGAAACATCCCATTGCTTGAGGCAAGAGATGAGGATGGTGTTGTAGTAGAAGATAATGGTAAGATGATTGGTGCAGGTACTGCTCCTTTCTATTTAGTATTCCCTGAGGATTGGTTTGCTGATGGAGAATTCATTGTAGGTAATCTTAATGAGATCTATCAGTTTAGAATTCTTGGTGATGCTAGAATGGAAGGTACTAATGCAGTATATAAAGTAGAGCTTGCAGGAGGTAATACTGAAGGTGTTCCTGCTGAAAGACTACTTGCTGGTGAAAAATTCTCTATTGAGGCAGCATTTGTTGAGAGTGAGCTTTCAAGAAAGGTTGGTGATGTGAGATTCAGCTCTAGTGTAGCTATGAGAAATGAATTCTCTACAATTAGAATCCAGCACAAAGTACCAGGTAATAAGATTAATAAGAAACTTGCTGTAGGTATTCCTGTAGTAGATAATGGTAAGGTGACCACTATGAATATGTGGATGCACTATGTTGACTATGAGGTAGAGCAGCAGTTCTCTGATTATAAGAACAATGCACTTGCTTTTGGTAGGTCTAACAGAAATGCTAATGGTGAGTACATGAATATTGGTAAGTCAGGTGTGTCTATTAAGACTGGTGCAGGTTTGTATGAGCAAATGGAAGTTGCTAATACTACGTTCTACAACCAGTTTGCACTAAAGCTTATTGAGGATGCTCTATATGAACTGTCAGCAGCTAAGCTTGGTATGGGAGATAGATACTTCCTTATTAAAACAGGTGAAAGAGGAGCTATTCAGTTCCACAAGGCTGTTCTTAGAGAGGTTAGTGGTTGGACCCAGTTTACATTAAATGGTGATGCTTTAGGCATTGTTCAGAAGACTCAGTCTAACTTACATTCAAATGCACTTTCAGCTGGCTTCCAGTTTGTAGAATATAAAGCACCTAATGGTGTTAGGGTTAAGATTGATGTAGATCCATACTATGATGATCCTGTAAGAAATAAAATTCAGCACCCACTTGGTGGTCCTGCATTTAGCTACAGATATGACATTATGGATATTGGTACTATGGACCAACCTAATATTTTCAAGTGCACTGTAAAGGGTGACACTGAGTATAGAGGTTACCAATGGGGTATTAGAAATCCATTCACAGGTGAGAAGAATAACCCATATATGTCCTTTGATGAAGATGCAGCAGTTATACACAAGATGGCAACTCTTGGTATCTGTGTGCTTGACCCAACAAGAACATTATCACTGATTCCTGCTGTACTTGCAGCATAGGAATTTTCAATATATAAGTAAGGTAGTAGTAATACTGCCTTACTATATATTTTTATTTGAAATAAACAATAAAAACATAATAGGAGAAGATTATGCCAAGAACAAAAAATATGGATGAGAAGGTAGAATATAGTAATCCAGAAATAGACAATATTCCTGATACAGCTGAAATGGAGTTACAAGAAGTAACTAAGCCAGTTACTAAGGTTATTGAAGAGCCTAAGGCTACTAAAGTAATTGTAGATACAGCACAGCTTATTAACTGTCTTAGAAATGAAAGAGTATGTGTTAAGCATATCCCTAAGCAATCAGGTATGATTACTAATCATAAACACGTATTATATGGAGGTATGGCTGAAACAGCTAAAAGAACCTTCACAGTACCCTTGTTAAGGTCAGGAGCATTTGCTGATGTTCTTACTAAGAGAGAAAAAGATTTTCTTGAATATACTCTTGGTCTTGAAGCTAATGCTATGAGTGTATATAAAACTAACAATAACTTTTGGAGCACTGCTAATACTAATGGTATTTCAAGTGTAACTCTACTTAAACAAGATAATTTCTTTGATTTATCTGATCCAACAGATTATATCAAATATAAGATATTGCTTGCTAATAAGGATTTTGTAGCCCCTTCATTACAAGCTCTTCAAGACCAACCTAAGGCTACTTATGAATTTGTTATTGTATCTGACACAGAGAAGACTAAGGTAGCTACTAATAGAATGTCTTATAAGAAGCAGTGTTACAAAGAACTTGGTAAGGTTGAGGATAATATTGATATTATGAGACTTATCATTGAAACTGTTGATGGTAGGCCTACTGCTAAGAGTACACAGCTTGAGGTATTACAAACTAAAGCAGATGACCTTATTCAGGCTAATGCAGGTCTATTCCTCAAAGTAATAACTGACCCTCTCTTGTCAACTAAGGTGTTAATTAAGAAAGCAGTTGAAGCTGGAGTTATTGCTAATAGAGGTAATTATCTCTACTTAAGAGATGGTAATCTTCCTTTATGCAATAATGGGCAAGATCCAACACTTAATATTGCTGCTATGTTCTTAAATGAGCCTAAGCACCAAGACCTCAAGTTTACTATAGAGGCTAAACTAAAGTAATATGACACAAAAAGAATTTTCAGACCAATTTGATGTACTTTACAATAATGTTACAAGTAATCAAGCCCCTGGTCTAAATGAATATGAAAAGTCAGTGTTCTTGACTAAAGCTCAAAATGAGTTAGTCAAGAACTACTTTAATCCTAAATCTAACAAGCTACAAGAAGGATTTGACTCAAATTCAAAAAGACAATGGGATTTCTCAATGCTGATGAAGGTCAAGAATTCTAATATATCTCCTAGTATAACCATTCCAGGTGCTATGAAGATTGACCCCAGAGGTTATTTATCTAATCTACCAGATGATTGTTTCTTAATTATAAATGAAACAGTTACTTCAGATGAAGGTAATATTATTAGGCAGGTCATACCTATTTCCTATATGGACTATACTAGGTTGATGTCTAAACCATATAAAGAACCTCTCAAATATCAAGCTTGGAGACTTATGATTTCAAGTAATGCCAAAGTATCTGTAGTGGAGGTTATTTTACCATTGAAAGATAGAAGTAAAACAGGAGTTACTTGGACTTATAATATTAGGTATGTTAAAAAGCCTATGCCTATAATCCTTGAAAACTTCCATGATGCTTTTGGTGAGGACATAAGTTTAGAAGGAAAGAATGGCTCTGAAGCAGAATACTCTAATGGAGAGTGTTGTGAGTTAGACTCTACTTGTCATGAAGAGATATTACAGAGGGCTGTAGAGTTAGCAAAGGTAGCATGGACTAGTGATGTAAATGCTACTATACAAGTAGGGCAAAGAAGTGAATAAAGCTTATGACAACATCAGAATTTTCCAATGAATTTGATACTCTTGTTTCAAGTTATCTGCAGTCTTCTGATTCTATGACTTTTGATGAGTATGAGAAGTCTGTGTTTTTAACCAAAGCTGAACAAGAAGTAGTAATAGGATTATATAGTGGTAGATTAGATGTACAAGGAACATTTGAAAGTACTGAGGAACTAAGAAGATATTTAGATAGCTTAGTCAAGACTAAATCTTATGACACTCCTAATACTTCAGCTAATATTGGGGTTAGTGATTCCTCTATATTCTATACTCTTCCTGACAACATTGCTTTTATAACCCTTGAGCAGATTATATTTAATGATGATAAATTAGGATGTTTTGATGGTAGCAGAGCTAATGTAATGCCTATTACTCATGATGAATACAATAAGGTAAAAGGTAACCCCTTTAGAGGTCCTACAAGGTATAAAGCTTTAAGGTTAGATTATGGTAATCATGAAGTAGAGATTATATCAAAGTATAAGGTAGGTAAATACCTCATTAAGTATGTTGAACAACCTAGTCCAATAATACTTGAAAATTTACCAGATAATTTAAGTATAAATGGTGTGAGTGTCCAAACAGAGTGTACACTACATCCACTACTCCACAGAAGAATTCTTGAAATAGCTGTTAGAGAAGCCCTATTATCAAGAGGTTCTCAGTTCAAAAAGGAGTAATATTGTTTAATTAAACATTAAAAGAAAATGAACATTTTTTCAACTAATCAGGCAAATCAAGTGTATGTAGCTAAAGCACTTAAGGAAAATGTGGCTGCATTAACAGATTTAGGCGACATTGTAGTTAAAGCTACACCTGACAAGTCAGCAATCTATTTTCAGCATAAGGGTGCTGGTGGCATTGTAAGAAGTGATTTAATTGAGGTTAAAAACATTCTTTGGGGTAAGACAACTAAAGCTAAGGATATGGCTAGAAAGCTTAAGGTAGCTACAGTAACCCTTAGTAACTTATTTAATGGTGGTAATCCTATTGAAGGTCAGGATTATATTTTGACATTAACTTTTACTGGCTATGTAGGTATCTCGCCTGAGAATTCTCAGTATTGGAAACACGGTGTAGTTCATATTGCTCCTAATATGACAGCATCAGATTTCTATAAGCAAATGGCACTTAGCCTTGCTAAGAATATGAGTAGAGAAGCTGTTAAGCTGGTGAAGATTACTCTTAGTGATGGTACTGAGGTACTTCCTACTACTAAAGTAGACACTTTAACTGGTGTTTATACTAACCTTGTTATCACTGAGGTAGAGCAAGATTGGATTCTGGGTACTAAACAACAAAAGGCACTTACTTTTGATGTAATGATTCCTGGGATAGATCTTAAAGAGGGCAGCTTTACTGCTTCTGTTAAATGGGGTAAAGCAGTTATTAGTGCTGGAGACTCAATTAAGAATGGCAAGTTAATGGCTGATTATGAGTACTTCCATATGGGTGAAAGGGGTGACCAATATAGAATGGTTAATTTCCCTGACTATGTACCTACTAAGTATTTAGTTGACCCAAGTAAGGAATATGACACTATTGCACTGCATTATTCTTATATAGGCTCTAATGAGAGTGTACAGAAGTCTGAAAAAGATATTACTCTTATTGTTCCTACAGGAGGTGCAGCAGCTCTTATAGCAAAGATTAATCCTTTAATTGCTGCTTCTGGTGTTGTACTTGCTGATGGTACAGCATAATAGTAGATATTTATAAAGGGAGGCAATAATGTCTCCCTTTATTTGTTTTAATTTAATAGTATTCTTATGATTTTAATACAGGAACTTAGAGTAACAAACACTGGAGAAAGACTTATTATAGGAGCAGGTGTAAGGCAAGAGTCTTACTATAATAATGTATATATAGATAAAGTAATCATAGATACTGAAGAAACCTATAGTGAAGGAGGTCCTTCATCTAAACCTATATTTACTAAACAATTTGAAGGAAATAGTAAGAGTATTAATCTTCAACTAAGTAAGTTAGACCTTAATGGAGTAGACCTTACCTCTCATTTATTCTTTGTTTATATAGTAGCAAAGGGAACTCCTGCCCCTGATACTCCATGTAGTATGGATAATATAAACACTTTAGGTGTAACTATGTATATGGGCAATTACTATAATACTTTCATGGGCTATATAAATGAAATGAATGGTAATAATTGTACTATACCTCAAGGGCTTATAGACCAGATACTTAGATATGATGCCCTTAATACTAGTATAGATTCTGGTCATTATATCAAAGGTATTGAGTATTTTAATAAGTGGTTCAGTAAGACTTCCCCTATAACTGTTGCCCATAACTGTGGCTGTCATGGATAACTTTGTATTTAATACCTTAGGGAAATACTTTACTAACTTAGCTAATACAGGTTATAGGAAAGACTCAGATGTTATAAGGGTATTACTCCTTTCTCATATAAATAAGTTATTAAACAATGACTTTAGGGGGTTTATTACTGAGGAGGACTATAAGAAGATAGAAAGAGCTTTATATTGTTTATATGGTAGCTCATGTTTAATACCCTACCCAGATTATTATAATACAAAAAATCAAAGAGTTATGTATAATGGCAGTATATCAGAATTAACTCATAGAGTAATTAATACTGAGAAAAAATTAGATGAAATTAAGAAAGTAAATGAATCTATATATGAAGACCTTAATAGTATCAAGGACACTGAGATAGTGATACCTGGAGAGGATATTAAGGATGTAGATGATTTTAATCTAGAAGGATAATTATATTATCAATATAAATTTAATTATGCTCTTGCAGATATAGTAATATTTAACTATCTTTGCAAGAGCATTTTTATTATAATAATATGAGTACATATAGAGAATTAACTAGTATGGTTCTTGATGAGTTAAAAGTTATAAGTGATGACTCTTTAATACAGACAGAACATATAATATTTCTACTTGATAAGTATAGAACTTTCTTACTTAAACAGAGATATAGTGATATAAAGAAAGAGATACCTGAGTCAAATTACCAGACCATCTGTCTTGACTTAGAGCCTAAACAGGCATTTGAGGGTGATAATTGTGGTAACAACTACTTATGGAGTAAGCAAGAGATACCCAATATGCTTACTATTAGTACACCTAAGATAAGCCCTATGGATTATTTTAGTGGTAATATTACCTATATAAACAGAGAAAGATTTAGATATGTAGGTAATAATAGGTTTTTACAAAACATAATCTATAGCACACTAGCCCCTAATAAACATTTATACTTAAAATCAAATAATCCACAATATAAATACCTTGAAAGAGTTCAACTCACAGGAGTATTTGAAGATAGTTCTAAAGCCTCAGAGTTATCTTGTGATGCTAAGACTTCTGGCAAGTGTGATATACTTGATATGGATTTCCCAATAGAAGAAGGCCTTGTACCACAAATGATAGAGCTTATTGTGAAAGAACTAAGTGGGGTTATTTATAGGCCTGCTGATGTAGTTAATAATGCTTCTGATGATTTAAATAAGGTAAATACCAAATAATGGATTACAATGAGTTTAGAGCTACTACACTAAAGCTAAGAAGTAAAAAGAATTTTAAGATAACAAATTCCTATGGTACTAAAGAAGCTTGGAGGTGGCTAAAGAAAAACAAATGGCTTAATGTAGGTCAACCTATCTCTGAACATGACTTTGGTGTAATCATCAAGTCCATTAATTTATTCCTTCAAGACCAGCTATTACAAGGTCATGATATTAACTTGCCAATAAATATGGGAAGAATTGAATTAAGGAAATTCAAAACACATATTAAAATAGGTCAGGAAGGTATAAAGACAAATATGGGGGTAGATTGGAAGAGAACACTAGAACTTTGGAATGAAGATGTGGAAGCCAAAAATAATAAGACTCTTATTAGAATGGAAGCCAAAGAAATCTTCAAGTTCTATTATAATAGGAATAAAGCTAAGTATGTTAATAAAGCCTTTTATGAGTTTACCCCTACAAGGTCTTTTAAGAAAAGACTTAGTGATAAAATAAAAGATAATGAAATTGATGCTTTTTTAATAAATAAAGATGAGATTTACTAATATAAAACTAATAATGGACAGGCTAACCCGCCACCCATTACTCCAAGATATACCATTTGAAACTGTAGTAGACTATGCAGTTGACTTTATAAGAATAGTAGGCACTCCTCCTTCATTTTTGGATAAAACTGCTATTATAGACATAGTTGATTATAGAGGCATTCTTCCTTGTGATTACTATGAAATGACTCAAGTCAGACTTAATGATGGCTCTAAAAGAACCTTTAGGTATACTACTGATAGTTTTCATATGAGTGATAATAAGCCAGAATTTAGTGACCTGACTTATAAGATACAAGGTAACTGTATATTTACTGCTCCTTTAGAACAAGGTCAGATTGAAATAGCTTATCAAGCCTTGCCAATGGATGAAGAAGGTTATCCTTTAATACCAGATAATAGCTCTTATTCAAGAGCACTTGAAGCTTATATAAAGAGAGAGTGGTTCACTATATTGTTTGACCAAGGTAAACTTAATGGGCAAGTATTAGCAAGAGCAGACCAAGAATACTCATTCTATGTTGGCCAGGCTCAGAGTGAGATTATAATGCCAACCATCGACCAAATGGAAGCTATATCAAATATGTGGAATACTTTATTACCAAGAGATGAGCATAGACATGGTTTCTTAGACAATGGCACTCAATCACATATTAAAACACATTAACTATGATGAAATCAGATAATCATATATTTAGTGGGCTACAAAGAGATGTAGATATAGCCAGACATAACCCTGAATTTCTCTGGGATGCCCACAATATAAGAATTACTACAAGAGGTAATAGTACAATGTTAGCTATTACTAATGAAAAAGGTAATAAGGAGATTGACAGTACAGAAGGAGGAAATACTAATCAAAAAGGATTATTAAAAGGTAATTACTTAGGTCACTGTGTTATCAAGAATACTGTGGTAGTATTTACCAAAGGAGAAGAAGATTATATATATAAAGTTGCAAAGTCTTCCCATAATCTTCCTTTTTTAGTAACTCTCATGTATAAGGGGGACCTTAACTTTAAAGATGAAAGCCCTATAGAATCCTTAGGAGTGTTTGAAAATGAAGACATCCAAAAAGTATATTGGGTAGATGGAGTAAATCAACCAAGAATGATTATATTGTCTAATGATTATACCGACAAACCTTCAAATATATTTAATTTTGTACAAGAGCTATCTCTAAGGGAGTTAGTACATATTGAAAGAGGAGATAGTGGAGGTTCATTTGCTCCTGGAGTTATTCAGTATGCTTTTTCATATTATAATAAATATGGAGCTGAGACTAACTTATTTTATACTTCAGAGCTTCTTTACATTTCAGCTACTGATAGAGGACTAAGTCCTGAAGGTAAATCTAGTAATGTTTTTAATATTACTTTGTTTGATATTGAAAATACTTTTAACTATCTAAGGATTTACTCTATTCATAGAACTTCTATAGATGCTACCCCAACAGTGAAAATAGTTACTGATATAAAGTTAGATTCTGGAAGTCCCCATGCTAATGTTTACTATACTGACACTGGAACTGCAGGAGAAACTATAGACCCTTCTATGTTATTATATATAGGAGGAGAATCTATAACTGCTTACACAATGACTCAGAAAGATAATACTTTATTTTTAGGTAATATAGGGTTATTAAGAGATGAGGTAAACCCTGAAATTCAAACTAAAATACATGAACAATCTTCAAAGGTGACCTCCTCTTATAGACATGTTTATCCAAGTGGAGGAGATTCAAATAATACTTTCTATGAATATATACACCAACTAAAAGGTGATAATCCTTCTACTTTTAAAAGTGGAGATTATTATAGATTAGGAGTTCAATTTCAGCATAAAAATGGTAAATGGTCTGCACCTGTTTGGGTAACTGATTATCAAGTACCTTTAAGTCACAGACCTAAAATCTATTATAGGGATTTGAATTTAACTGAAATGCTGTTAAAGCTAGACAGTGATATAACTTCTTCTTTGTATAGTGCTGGATATAGAAAAGCTAGAGGGGTAGCTGTATTTCCTTCTATTTATGATAGAATGACTTTAGCACAGGGAATATTATGCCCTACTGTATTCTCAGCAAGAAATAGAAGAACTAATACTCCTTTTGCCCAGTCTTCATGGTTCTTTAGACCTATGTGGGATGAATTACCTACTCAAGATGAAGAAGGATATGATAAAGTAGAAGATGTTAAAAAAGGTAACCATGTGGAGTATCATCATTTAAAACCTTTAAGTGGTAATACACCCAGAATGACTGAGATACAAAATATGGAAATATGCAGCTTTCAACAAGCTTCAGAGAAAATACTACAAGATAAAGTATCTAATACCTTTTTCTCAGACCAATCTGTATTGACTTTTCACTCTCCTGATATAGAGATGGATGACAGTATTAGACAAGCAATACATAATAATAAATTTAGTGTTAATCTTGTAGGTTTAGCTCAGTTTACTTCTGTAGCAGGAGATATAACAGTACAAACTTCAACCCCTGTTCCAGCTCCTAATGATGAAGGATTTTTCCATAAATCTTTACTCCATACCTCTATTGCAGAGGGAGTATCTACAGGTATAGTATCAGGGTTTTATTACAAAAGCCATGTTATTGATGACTTTAAAAATGCTAAGAGATATGAAGCATATAAAGCTGATGATACTATTTGGGAATTAAATTGGTTAGTATATCCATGGCAAAGGTCTGGGTCTCTTAATAATGACTGTACTAGACCTACAGATAAAGGTACTAGAAGCGCAGTACTCAAAAAGAAAGTTATATCTAATCTTAGAGTGTCTAAGAATACAGAATGGTTTAGCAAGGATTATCCTGTACAGAAGAACCCTAATACTATATCTATTTTTGATTCTGACCAAGTATCACTACTCAAAATAGCTCCTCCACTGAATTCTGATGTGACTACTATTAGTTATTATGGTAATGTAGATACTATTGTTCCTACAGTAAGTTCCTATGATTTAATGATATCTGACCCTAAAGTAACTCTTATCTCTCCTTTTTATAGTAAACCTGTAGCACTAAGTAAAGCCCTTGACTTTGTAGGAGATTATGCAGAGTCTTTGAAGAAAGCTAAGGAGCCAGTTAGAATGAAATATAAGTCTACTCCTCATGCTGTATTTGCTTTAGATTATGGTGAAGATGGATATCCAAGAACATTACCTTCTATAGGACCTTTAAATAAAGTTGATATTGAAGATACTAAAGTAATTCCTTTTTGGGTTAATCAAAAGGGACCATCTGTACCTTTTAAATATACTAAAATTTTAAAAATAAAAATATTTAGATTTTCTAATATAGACCTAGTTCTTGCTGGTATGTCACGCCATGCAAAAGAAGGGGATATAGCTATGATAGAATGTGACCCTACAATAGAGGCTGGTAAGTGGTTTGACTTATACATTTGTACTAAAGAGAGGGTTGATGGATATGCCGAGACTCCAGAGCAGCCCAGTGAATGGGAAAAAATACCTCTAACAGGAAGGGAAAATACTCTATATAAATATATAGGCCCTAATAATATTGAAGAACTATATTCTGTAAAATATAATGGAACAACATATGCTTTATGTTATACAGAACTTGCTAAGTCTGAAGATTATAAAATATACCAGGATTCTTTAACTGAAACTCCTATACCAGCTTCTTTATATGTAGCTGAGATAAGGAGAACTGAGACCCCTGTTAATTTATTTGGAGGAACTAGTAAGACAGCTTTACAGTCTAACCTGTGGTTACCAGTGGGGCAGCCTGTAAATTTAGAAGATAATAGAGAAATTACTATTAAATATACTTATGGAGATACATTTTACCAGAGGTATGACTGCTTAAAAACTTATCCTTTTACTCATGAAGATGAAAATAGTATTGTGGATATAGCTTCCTTTATGTGTGAAACTAGGGTTAATATAGATGGGAGATATGATAGAAATAGAGGACAGTTAAATAATTTGTACATGTCTCCTACTAACTTTAATCTAGTTAATCCTGTTTATTCTCAGAGAAACACGTTCTTTAATTATAGAATATTAGATGAGGACTATTACAATATTAATAAATTTCCTACTTCTGTAACATGGTCTTTAGAGAAAGAGAATGTAGCCATTATTGATAAGTGGACTAGAGTATCTTTAGCTAATATTATGGATTTAGATGGGGATAAAGGAGCAGTGAATGCTCTTAGAATCTTGAATGACAACATAGTATGTTTCCAAGATTCTGGTATAAGTAATATATTATTTAACTCAAGAGTACAAATACCTACATCTGAAGGTACTCCTATAGAAATTAGTAATAACTATAAGGTAGATGGTACAAGATATATCACTGATACTGTAGGATGTACAAATAAGTGGTCTATAGTCAATACTCCAAGTGGTATATACTTTATAGATTCTATATGTCATAATCTATATAATATAGGAGGTAATGGATTAGCCTCTGTTAGTAATGCTCATGGCATGGGAGATTGGTTTACTCATCAAAATCCTACTACTTGGGTTCCTACTGTATTTACAGGTATTAGAAACTTCTATGATATAATGTATAATGATTTGTATATTACTACTTCAGATTCTTGTTTAGTATTCTCAGAAATGTTAGGACAATTTACCTCCTTTATGAGTTATGAGAACACTCAAGCTATGTTTAATCTACAATCTGAATTATATGCTATTCATAATGAAGGAGATAATTGTAGAATATGGAAAATGTTTGAAGGAGAATATAATAAATTCTACAATCAATATAAACCTTTTAGTATAACTTTTACTTCTAATGCTGAAGCTTCTACAGATAAGACTTTTACAAACCTTGATTTGAGAACAGACTTTTATAATTCTAATGGGTTACAACATAGACAATGTTTTGACTATATCAGGGTTAATAATGAATACCAAGATACAGGAGTAGTTCCTCTTACTTTCAAAAACATTAAACCTTCAAATTTAAAGAAGAAGTTTAGAATATGGAGAGTGACTATCCCAAGAGATAAAGATAATAAGTTTGACAGAATTAGAAACACTTGGACTAAGATAACCTTGGGAAGTGATAAAACTAGTTCTTTGGAAAATAATACTAATATAGTATTACATGATATTGGAGTTCAATATTATATCTAAAATATAAAAGAAGTGTAAGTAATTCACTTATGCTTCTTTATTTTTTTAATAAAGACTTAGATATTTAAAGTAATTTAGTTAACTTTGCAAAAGTAAACATAAGTTCATTATGAATAAAAAAATAAAATCTGTATATGTTTTACCTCCTAATTACTATGGTATAGGAGGTTTACTAGATGCCGTAGGAGCAGCTAAAGGCTCAAGCTCTAATATAATAGGAGCTATAGGAGCACAAGTTGGAGGTGCTGTAGGAGGTGCTATAGGAGGAGGACTAAAGTCTGGGGCAGGAAGTCTTATAGGAGGCCTTGGAGATATAGCCTCTAAAATACCTGGACCTTGGGGAGCTATTGCAGGAGCTGGTTTAAAAGTTATAGGAGGTTTAACTGATAGAGCTTTTGGTTCCAAAATAAATGAAGAGAATGTTAAGGAAATAGAAGGAGTTACTAATAGCATGAATAATTTTAAAGTAAATGCTTCTAACTTTGATGATTTATCTTCAAAGATAGCTACTACTACTAATGCTAATAATTTCAGTGACTCTTATGTAGGACAAGATGGATGGTTTAGTACTAAGGCTGCTAAAAAAGCAGAGGAGTTGAGAACTAGCATGAAAATAGCTCAAGCTTTCCAAGATAATAGTATTAATAATAATCAAGCAAATCTTGAACAAGACCAGGCTCTATCTTCATTAGTCAATAGTGCTGCTTATGGAGGAACTATTTTAACTATGCCTAATAAATACAAAGAAGGAGGAGTTCTATTTAGTAATGGAGCTGATTGGAGCAATGGGCTTATTATTATAAATAATGGGGGTACTCATGAACAGAATCCTCTAGAAGGTGTGCCTATGGGAATGGATGACCAAGGTAAACCTAATTTAGTTGAAGAGGGAGAGGTTATTTGGAATAATTATGTATTTAGTAATAGAATACCTATACCTGATGAATTAGCTAAATCACTGAAGATACAAGGTAAGAATATGACATTTGCTGATGCAGCTAAGAAAGCTCAAAAAGAATCTGCAGAAAGGCCTAATGATCCTATTAGTAGAAGAGGCCTACAAGCATCCATGGCAAGGCTACAAGCAGCACAAGAAGCTCTTAAACAACAGTTTGCTGGTCAAGAAGAGGTTAATAGTGGTCAGAAGTTTTCAGGTGGAGGTACTTTAAGAGAAAGATTAAGTGCAATAGACCTTAGTGGATTCCCATTATATGCAAATTATGTACACCCTGAAGGCTCTACTGCTTATGGTTTTAGAAATAAACCAGCTAATGTACCAGCTAAAGATGGTGGTGGGTTTGCTTACTATAAAGATGGTAAGTATGACCAAGGCTATTTAGACTTTGTAAAGAATGTTAATGATAATGATGCTAAAGTAATATCAGACTATATAAAAGATTATACTGGTAGAGTGTTAACCCCAGCAGAGCTTAGAGCCAATGCTACTGATATTGGTAAAAGTGGAGGTGGTTATGGAGTAGCTCACCAAATGCTAGGTCAACTATATAACAATTCAATTAACACTCCTACTACAGATAACAAAGGGGAAGGCACTAAAGGTACTTATGAATGGGGACTTGGTCCAGGCCTTGATAACTTTTGGCAGGCACAAGGTAAGGCAGACAATTCCAATAATAAAGAACTAATTAATGCTTTAGCTAATGGGCGTAATCCTTGGGAAGCTTTAACCCACTATGATACTGCCTATGTAGGAAATCAAGGTGTTATTAAACCTCCTCCTATAACTGTTCAAGCACCTCCGCCACCACCAAAGGACCCTAATAAAGATTCTGCACTTGCATACTTAAGGTATGCCCCAGCAGTAGGAGCAGGTTTAGGAGTAGTCTCTGACCTTATGGGATTGACTAACAAACCTGATTATACTAATGCTGATTTTGCTCTTAACTCTACTAGTGGACTTAAGGATGTTCAATATAATCCTATAGGTGATTATATGAAGTATACTCCTCTTGACAGAGAGTTCTATATTAATCAGCTTAATGCACAGGCAGGTAGTACAAGAAGAGCAATTACTAATAACTCTGGTGGTAATAGAGGTCAAGCTATGGCAGGAATACTTGCAGCGGACTATGGTGCTCAAGGTCAACTTGGTCAGTTAGCTAGACAAGCTGAAGAGTATAATTTAGGTCAAAGAGAAAGAGTAGCCACCTTTAATAGAGGTACTAATATGTTCAATAGTGAGAATGACCTCAAAGCTCAAATAGCTAACAATAGTAATAAAGAGTTACAAGTAAAAGCAGCTCTTACTGCTGCCCAAATGAGGGATGCTGCTGATGCTAGAGCTAGTGCTGGTAGGTCAGCTAATCTTACTAACTTGTTTGATAGTCTTGGCAACATTGGTATAGACACTGTTAATAGACAAGATAGAGATAGACTTATTAGAGCTGGAGTATTTGGTACACTAAGTCAGAGACCTCATGGGTGGTCTGATGCAAGATGGCAAGCATATCAAAATGCTGTACAAGGTAAAGGCTATAAAGCCAATGGTGGTAGAATTAAAACTAGAAAGAAAAAAGGTTTAACTATATAATTATGGCAAATTACAGTTTAGTAATAAATAGTAAATTTCAACCATTCTCTTTTGAAAGGTATATACAGCCATTACAAATGTATGGAGCAGCCTTTAGAGAGCAACAAGATGCCCTTAGTGAAATAGACACTAAGGCATCTGTTTGGGAGAAATTAGCTAATGAGCAACCAGACTCTGAGACATCCAGACAATATAAAGCATTTGCTGATGATTTACATAAACAGGCTGAGAGTATAAGCAAGTATGGTATTAATACCTCTTCAAGACAAGCAATGTTAGATATGAGGTCCAGATATGCAAAAGAGATTACTCCTATTGAACAGGCTTATAATAAGAGAGCAGCTGATATTGTAAGACAACAGAAATTAAGTGATGCCACTGGAGGTAAGACAGTATTTACAAGAACAGCAGCAACCACTTCTCTTGATGATTATAGGAAGGGAATAGAGGACTTTGGACAAGCTAACCTAGACCAGATAATGCAAGAAAGTGCAGCTGGAGCTAAGGCAATGTCTGCAAGAATATTTAACAGAGAGGAAGTTAAGAATGCTTTTGATGGGGATTATTATGCGCTTATACAAAGGCAAGGATTATCACCAGAACAAGCTGCTGAAGTACTTGCTGGAAGTGGTAAATACCCTGAATTCACAAAGTATATAAATGATACCAAGTCAAAGTATAATATAAATGCTTATGATAAAAAATCTCAAGAGAGAATAAATTCAGCTATTATACAGGGGATAAATGCTGGTATGGTGTATCAAGAGAACTATACTCCTGTTAATAATTGGAGAGCACAAAGTGATAATACTTTCCAACATCAGCTTGAGTTACAGAATAATGATCTTGAGAACAAGGCAAAGTTAGCACAATTAAGTGGGGCTAATGCCAATGGAGTTGCAATAAATCCACTAAATATCTATAGTGCAGCTGAAAAAACAGCTGAAGAAAATGCTTATAATAATAATATACGGAATTTCAGTAAGTACTTTTACACAAAGAATGGTAAGACACACCTTACATGGGCTGGTTTGCAAGAGTATAGAAGAAACGCTGCTTCAAAAGAGATAAAGGCTGGTTTAGACCCTATACCATCAGCAGTAGTCACTGACGAAATTAAGAAACAACAGCAAAAAAACAACTTTGAACCAACAGCATTTAAGAAATTCATGGACAGTATAGGAGGATCTACATCTATGAGTGGTAATACCTGGAATTCAGAAAGGTTGGGTAGTTTGTGGCAAAATTATTATAAGAACAATCTAGCTGCTAAAACAACTGCATATGATGCTAAAAAAGTTACTGAGTTTGACTATGCACTTGATAATACCCAGAATACAGACATGAAAAATGCTATCATGACTGCCGCAAGAGGAGGCACCTTGAAAGAAGTAGACTATGACCCAAAAACAGGTCAATTTAAGAAAACTGGGAAATCTTTATCATTAGATGATTTGGATAAAAAGGAAACAGTAATAACTTCTACAAGATTTAGTACTTATGGAAATACTGTTATGATTAAAGATGAAGATGGGGAAGTTAAAAGGTATGAAATGCCTGCTGGAATAAATACTAGGAATGAACAGAATAGAAATACAGCTTTAAAAGAAGCTGATCAATGGCTAAAAGTAAAAAATTCTGGTAAATTTAAAGGCAATGATGGAAAAGAACATATAGCTAATCAAGATGAATTGGCTTATATACAAAAGAAATATGAGGAAGCATTAAACAGAGCCTATATGTATCATTCACAAATTGGTATTACTAATAAGACTAAACCACAAGAGTTTAATCCTTATGCTTATTAAATATGGCAAATAAACAGAAGAATATAGATATAATGAAGACTGGACCAGCTACCTATAGGCAATTACAGGCAGCTAATAATAGTGGAAAGACTTTCAGTTCAGACTTCATACAATTCAGCAATAAGATGGCACAGGAATATGCTCCTGTGTCATTATTTGATACTCATGCAAATGCTGAACAGAACATACAATCAAGCCTATCTGGTACTAATACTCCATGGGGTCAAAGTGCCTTTGATAACTCTACAGCTACAGAAGAGCAATTTAAACATCTTGGAGATGTCAGAGCTGAAAATGAACCTTGGTATATTAAAATGGCCAATGGTGTAGCTAAAGGAGCTGTCCTAGCTGGTACTACTTTTCTTGATGGTACTATGGGACTAATTTTTGGTATAGGACAAGGTATTTATAATATGGCTGATGATGACCCAAAGTCAGGATTCTTTAATGGTTTATGGGATAATGACTTTTCAAAAGCTATGAAAACTATAAATGAAGCTTCTGAAGAATATTTACCAAACTATTATACTGAGGCAGAGCAAAATGATCCTTGGTATGAGCAAATATTTACAGCTAATTTCATAGGTGATAAGTTCATAAAGAACTTAGGGTTTAGTATTGGTGCTTTATATGGTGGAAGTGTGCTAGGTAAAGTACTAACTGGGGCTGGAAGACTATCTCAAGCTATAGGACTTGCAGCCGAAAGCTCAAAAGCTCCTGCTATAGTTAATGCTGCTATAGGACTAACAGCAGCTTCACTAAATGAAGCAAGAATAGAAGCATTAAACAATAGTACTGATTGGTATAATCTAAAGAAAGCTGAAGTAACAGATTTCTTTAATAAAGACCTAGGCCCTTTTAATATAGCTGAAAGTATTGAAGACAACAAGGCTACTTATATGGAACAGCTACAAGCCTTACAGGATGAGTATGCAAAAAATAAGGGCACACTTACCAGAGTAAGTGATGGCACCTATAGGGATATAGCTTATGACACTTATAACAGCAAAGTGGCTGCATTGAAAGATTCTTATAATAAACTGCAAGCCAATAAACAGAAGTATGAGGAATCTCTAGCCAAAGTCAATGAAGACAGATTACATATGGGTAATGTAGATATGGCACTAAATATGCCTATTCTAATGGCCTCAAATGTATTACAGTTTAGTAAGTTCTTTGCAGGTGGATATAGGACTGCTAGACAAACTACTAATATAATTAATAGAGCTGGGCAGTATTTAACTACTAAAAGTAAGTTTGGAGGTATAGCTGCTGTTACAAAGGGAGCTTTAGCTGAAGGAAATGAAGAACTTACTCAAAAGATGGCAAGTACTATATCAGGCAATTACTATAGTGATGATGTAGACAACTTCTATAAGGCTAAAATTGACCCAAACGCTGAACAGAAAACACTATCCTGGATAAAATCAGCTGCTCAGGGGATTACTGAGACTGTTAGTGATAGTAGTTCTTGGGAAGAGTTCTTTATAGGTGCATTAACAGGTGCTCTTGGTGTGCCTGGTATTAAAAGAAAAGCAAATGGAAAATTAGGCATTGGTATTAATGGAGGGGCTATCAATGAGTATAATGAGTATAGGGCTAAAATGGAGAGGGAGCAAGGTATTGCTGACTACCTAAATGAGAGAGTTAAATCTCCTGAGTTTTCTAATTATTATCAAGGTTTAATAAGACACACCAAGTATCAAGATGACATGAACAAGGCTGTACTTGAGGGCAATGAGTTTGATTTTAAGAATGCTGAGCATGCTCAAATGGTGTCTGATATTATTATGTTTGATAATGCTGGTGCTCTTGATGACTTAAAAACCTTGATAAATAGTGCATATGATACTTCTGATGAGAACTTAGATGCTATAGTGAGAAACACTACTACCATAGAAGAGGTAGATGGTAAGAAACAACCAAATGGCCCATTTGCTCAATTTGCAAAGATTGAAGATGGTCAGATAATTTCCAGTTTCTCTAATGAGAAAAGTAAGAGAGACATGATTGACAAACTTACAAAGAGTAAGGATGATATCATGAATACTATTGATGATTATGAGAAGGTAAAGAATGATCTAGATATAAGGACAGGAGAGAGATTATCTGATGACCAGCTCAAAGAACTGTCTTGGATGAAGACTCAACTTAACAACTGGGAGAGTAGAACCCAAACATTAGGAGAGGAAGTAGCAAGTGGAGTATCTAAGATGGTAGAAACTATAGAAGCTAATAGTGATATTAATTCACTCTTGAAGGATATATTAGGAAAAGATGAGGCCAAGAGAGATAAAGCAATAGAAACAGCAATAGAAAAATTAGGGGAAATAGAAGCATTAAGAGCAATAGACACTTCTATAGAACTGCCAATACTTAAGGCTATTAGTAATATAAAAGCAGATAAAGTAGGAACAGCTATATCCTCAAATAGTGAAGTAGGTGATGCGATTAAAAGGGCTATAGATAAAATAAAGGAGAACAAGCCAGACCTTACAGCATATGCTGACTATTTGTCAGGTATATCTACCAATATTGATGACCTTACTAAAATAGGAAAAGCTCGTAAGACCTATAGTGATAAACTAAATGAATACCTTCAAGACCCACAAGTACAAACTGCTGATAGAAAAAAAGCAGAAGAATCTGTGGCTAAAAAAGCTGCTGAGAAAGCAGCATCAGCAATAGCAGAGAGATTTGATTGGTCAAAGTCAACTAGTGAGATAGCTACAATGCTTGATGAGAATGAAGAGGATATTGAGAGCAATGGAGGATTTGATAAGTTCTACAATAGTCTAAGTAAAGAGCAACAAGATAAGGTTAAAAAAGCCAGAAGGCTCAAGCATGCTGTAGATGGGTTAGCCTCTACCATAGATGAAGATGATGATTTAACTGATACTCAAAAGAGATTAATGAAATCCATTGTGGGAAAAGCATCTACTCTTGCTGAGGATGAAAAGTCCTTCGGAGACAAGGTAAAGGAGGCATTAAATAGTGGCTCTCTATCAGAGGAGTTTGAAAACTTGTTAGATAAAAATGAAGAGGGAGTTAATGACTTTTCAATTCAAGAAGCTATAGAAAAGTCAGAAGCTAGACTGAGAGAAATTGTTGATGACAATATTGAAGCTATTTCAGCTGCATTAGATGAAGCTGAAAAGATTAAAAATACTCCTTCTGAAAAAGAGTTAGCTGCTAAGGCTGAAAGCTTAGATAAGGAGGACAATGATGACTTAGAAAGAAAAGCTGCTGATCTTGAAGGAAAAGAAGATAAGGATTTCGCTGTTCCTACAGAGAAAGAAAGCTTATTCACACCAACAGAAACAGACAGTGAAAAACCTGCTAAAAGAGAAATTACTCTAGCTGATGTGAAAAAGCAGAATAAGGGGACTAATAATAAAGTTACTAAGAATGCAGGTTCAGTAAGAAAAGGACAAGGTAGCAATTATAGTGAGAGGCCACAATTAACTCAGACATATTTACATGGTTATGATATGCAAACATATGCTGAGTATATAAAGGATCACCCTGAAGAAATACCTGATGGAGTAGATAAAGAAGCTTATATAAAGTATATTGAAGCTACCCATAAATACCTTAAGGAGCATGGTGCATTTACTTATGTTAGTGGGACTAATCCTGAATATAAGTTATCTGTAGGAGATGAGATAGAGTTCTTCATTGATGAAAGTCTAAACAAAGAAGCTGGTACACCAGTTATCCTAATAAGAGTTAAAAATAGCAACCAAGTAATAGGTTCTCTACCAAGTACAATGGAGCTTAATAGTAGAACTAAATACAAGGTATTTAAGAATGGTAAAGCTACTGGGGCATATTCTGTAGACAAACAAACATTATCTGAAAGAAGACCAGGAATTAAAGCTCTTCATGACCAAATAATGAAGGCCTATGAAGAATGGTCTAATGATAAAACAGAAGATAAGGGAGAATTTATAGGAGGTTCTACTAAAGTCAAAACACTTAACGGAGGGGTATTAGCATTGTCAAACAATGAGTTTAGTGTATCTGATATATTTCAAGGAACAGGCCAAACTCCTGTTATTGCAGTAGCTGATGAAAATGGCTCTTTGAAAACAGGAACAAGCATTGATGATTCTTTTATAGAGCCTGAGACTTCAGTACAAGGACAGGTATATGTAATGATACCTACTAATAAAGGTACTTATCTTCCAGCACTTGCTTATAGTACTAAGCTATCTGATTTGTCAGATAATGACTGGTATATTAATGAAATAGTGAAGGCTATTAAGGAAATACCTAACAACTTACTCAACTTAGCAACAGCTACACATGACCTATATAGATTATTTAATATTCCAGGACTTAGTATTCAAATAGTAAATAAGAACAATAAGGGGGCAAGTGTAGACAACCTAGCTGATGCTACTCATGTGAGACTATCTTATACAAATCCAAGAAAGAAGGATGAAGCTATGATACAGTTAATCCCTCTAAGAAATGGAGAACTTTCAGACAATGATATATTATCTGCAATAAGAAACATCATAAAAATATATCCTAAGGTTACTACAAGTGTAAATACTAGAAAGCTAACAGACTCTGAAAGTGATAGAGAATATAGGAGTAATATAGCAAGCTATCTTCATACTAATATTGTCAAAGGTCAAGCTCATTCAGTAAATGACTGGTTTACCTATGAACCTACTGAAGTAGAACAAAAAGCTAACAACAGAAAGAAGGCTCAGGAGATTAAAAATGAACCAGAAATAGCAAAAGGTAAAACTGGTGCTCAAAAGAATGAACAGCATGTAAGTGTTAATGGAACTCAATATATAGTAGATGGAGATAATGTTGAAAGAGAAGATGATAAACTAATAACAGATGAGGAAAAGCAAGAAGTACTTAATTCCTTAAAAGTTAAAAATAGTGGAACTATTATTGACTTAAGTGAGAATGAGGATAACAATAATGGGAGTGAATCTAACTCTATACTGTTTGGTAAAGCTGAGGAGACTGTAAAGTTAAAGGGTAAAAAGTCTCCAAGTAGTAGGATATTTAGACCAAGAAGAATGGATATTTCAACAACTAATGAATACCCATCTAGTAGAAAGAAAATATCATCTGATATAAAACTGTTAAGAGCACTCTTCCCAGACTTAGTAGATAGCCATAGAATAGTTATAGTAAAAGGTCTTATTAGAACTATAGATGAGAGTGGAAATCCAATACAAGCCTATGGAGAATTTAAAAATGGAGTACTTTATATAAGTAATGAATCCCCAGATGGTACAGCTTTCCATGAAGCTTTTCATTATATAGTAACTACATTATTAAATGACCAACAAAGAAAAGATTTATTTAATATGGCTATTGAGAAGTTTGGTAACATGGAAGAAATAGCTATTGAGGAAAAATTAGCTGAAGAGTTTAGAAGATATATGAATGGTTATAGGAATTCTTCTATAAAGAATATAATTTTAAGATACTTCAATGCTCTAAAGAGAATAGTTAACTCTATAGCTAAGAATCCAGTGGGGACAGATAATCTTTTCTATGAACTTTACAAAGATAACTACAAAGGAATCTCTACAATTTCAGATGATTTCCATACTAGATTATTAGAGTACAAAACTAAAAAGTTAGCATTTGCTAATTTAGATAATGAGACAAAGAACTATCTAAACTTAAGAGGATATACTGAGACTGAATATGAAAATCTATCTAATGATAGTAAAGAACTCATACTTAAATGTATGTAGAAAATTATTTATAAAAAAAAAGGCAGGAGAAATAAAATCTCCTGCCTTTTTTCTTGTGTCAATAATATATAGTCCTATTTATCATCATAGAAGCTAGCTGCCTTTTCTGGGTCAAATGCTCTCTTAACAGTCCTATAATAGAGAGTAAGAGGAGACCTCATAAATGCTCTATAAGCACTACTATGATCTTTATATTCTCCACTCTTAATAGTATCAGTATAGTTATAAGGATTAAGTAACAATCTAAGATTGTATAAATCTCCTATTACATTTGTGTTTGCAAAGGGGGACTTCATAGTATTAAGTAGCTCTATAGGCATTGATACTGGTATCAAAGCACCTAACTCCGTCCTTTCCCTAATTGCTACATAACTTAACATTTTTTCAAGCCAAGGTCTATCTCTGTCATCACCACCTCTCAAAAATGCTATAAGCCCTAATAGACATAGATATTGGGATATCTCACCAATAGCTCTTTTAATGTTAGCCTTGTCATTATCATCAAGGTCTTCCCATACTTGTCCTATAGTAGCTTCACCATGGGCGACTTCATCATATAACATCTTTACAAATCTAGCACTAGTTCTATAGTAGCCTTCAACCTCACCTCCTTTTTCCAAGTTAGTAGTCTTAACTCCAAATCTGTATCTAAACTGAGCAGGAATCCAATCTCTATACTGCATTAAGAATCTACCAGCAATAGTTCTTCTTGCTGCAATAGAATCCTCCTCATTATAAATACCAAAAAGATGTTGGTTAACATATCTCATAAGGCCACTGACCTTAGATACATCATCATCAGTAAATAATGTACCATCCTCTTTGGTAACTCCTTCTTTAAGTACTAACTTTTTACCATAAGAAGGGTGATCTTCATCTATAGGAACTGTCTCATAAGCATCCCATAGTGATATAGAATTGCCCTTACTATCCTTAAGTTTATACCTTAGAGCTACAGCTATTGCTGTTCTATTATATAACCAATGGTCTCCTGCATCTTGGCATATATACTGAATACCTGGACCAAATATCCTTGTCAATATAGTTTTATTTAGAAAACTACTATGTTTAATATTCTCTGAAAAATTCTGCCTTACATCAAATTTTGCACCAAATAAAGCTAACTTACTAGACTTAACCCTCTGTCCAATATCAAGAGTGAAATCTCCCATTGCTTGAACAAACTCCTTATCAGCCTTAGCCAACTCCCTTGCATTGAAAAACTCTCCAGCAATAGCTTCAATATTCTGCATTGCTGTACCAGTAGCTATGTTAGCAAAGCCAGCAAGTATATTAAGGCCTAACTGCACATTACTTCCAAGCTTTAATAACCATCCAGCAGCTTTATTATGATCTACACCTTTAGTTTCTCCTGAGTCAACTAAACCCCTACCATATATTTTAGATTCAAAGAAAGTATCAAGAAGTTCCTTAAAATTATTTCTAGAAGGGTCTTTATAAAGAGGATTATGGACACTCATACCAGCGAAGTTAAAATCTTCATATATTGGTTTATCCCCTCTAGTATCTGTAATTTTTCTACTTTCAGCTATATGTCTTCCTATTTCAAGAGGGTTAACTATCTGGTTCATAGCATCATAATTATAAGCCATCTCTGCATAAGCCATAAGAGTTCCTATAGCATCTGTAGACAAATCCTTTGTATCCTTAGCATTTATATAGTATAAAGGAAGTTTCATAATTTCCTCACCACTAAATCCTCTAATACCTTTAGCATCCTTATAGTTATTATCATCATCAAAGCTTTTAATAACTGTGGCCTTTACTCCATTAACAAAGTCTGTGATAGCACTACCAGACAGTATTCCTTTAGCTCTTTCTATGCCAGACTTTCTTATCTTAATAGTATTAGTTAGGTATGTTTTATCAGGTCCTATTAACTCATCTAACTCAGCCTTTATAGACATCCATCTATCATAAAACTCTCTTTGTGTAGGGGATAATCTACTATAAGTAGATTTATAGGTTTCTGGATTTGGGATAGTAATATATTCACCATTTTCTTTCTTAAGATTAATAGTGTTTTCTTTAATCCATTCCTTCAGCTTAGCCTTTTTACTTGTATACTCCTCACTTCCTATTTCTGGGTGTTCCCCAAACTCAGCATCAAGAGCCTTCATATAAGCTGTCTTAGCTTCTTCATACTTAGACTTATCATATGAATAATCTTTGCCATTTACAATAAGATGATTAATATAGTTCTTCTTATCAGATTCATACATCCAATTATAACTTGATATACCCTTTTCTTCAAACTCTTTGCCAAGAGCAAGTATTTCTTGCGCCTTAGCAATGACTTTTTGCCTTTTTATATCCTTAGTTTTCTTGACTACATGATCAAATATCTGTAAAAAGGCATCAGGGTTATCAGCTACAGATGAAAACCATTTTTGAGCAAGACTAACATCCTTAGAGCTTTCTTTAAGTACTGTAGCAATAGATACTGTCTTCATTTTACCAGTGAACTTATTAGTCTTAGGATCAATATCTCTAATCTTAATATTCTCCCCAACAAATGGTTTTAAGAACTCTAAGAACTGAGGCAGCATCACTTCACTGAATTTATCAGCTATATGACTATACTTCCTATCCATGAGACTTAAAGCTTGAATTACGGCAGCCTTACCATTTCCCAGACCATTAGTAGGGTCATCTGCAAGTGTACTATACTTGATATTAAGTTCTTTCTCTGCAAGTTCAAAAGGTGCTTCTAATACAGGATTAGCTCTTTTGAAAATTTCTCCATCCACATATAACTGATTAGGATGTGCTCCATTGTATTCTTCTGGTTTACTATCAGCAACTGTATATTCAGCAGTGCCTCTATAAGCACCCTTTGGACTGGGATAACTTACTTTAATAGGAATTACATTAATAGACTTAACATGAATTCCATATTTGGCTTCCAAGAACTTTTTATATAAAGATAACTGTCTGGCATACTTAGCTTTCTTCTCATTACTAATATCACTTCTGTGAGTTTTCATATCATAAAGATACCAATTGCCATCTTTATCATAACCAAGCAAGTCCACAGTACCAGCAACTCCGACAGTATGTACTACTCCTGCACCATCAATAGTCTTTATAGTACCATTAACAGTGACATCCCTTGATAATATAGTTATACCTTCTTTATCTTTCTGTTCTTTGAAAACCTTAAGCCTTTCAATAAATTCATTAAGACTTTGATTGCTAGCATTAGGGTATACCTCACTTAATTTCTTTCCAGCTATTTCAAAATGCCCATCTACTTCTGTCATCCTTCCTGACAAATAATCTCTCACTAACTCATCAATACCAGTACCAATATTAGTAGATGGTGTAATCCAAGGACTATTCTCATCAAAAGGTTCAGCCTCTGCGTCAGCAGAAATAACCTGAGTAACTCTCATACTTTTCTCACCAGTTGAACTATTAACATAGTGAGTTTCATCATCTGATAACTTAATCTGCTGAGAATCATCTGCAATCATTTCAGCAATTTCAGCTTCAGATTTTCCTTCTGTATCTCTTTTCCTTACTTCCTCTACCTCAAAGTCATTTAATTTGCCTGACTCATCACTTAGTACAAAAGCTTGATTCCTAACAGCTTCATCATTAAGATACTCATCTTCTGTAATCTTTTTCAACTCACTTATAGTTGGAGCATAAGATTGTATAGTATAAAGTATATTTCTTAATAACTTAAATCTGTCTTGAATATCAAGGGAATCAATATTAGTCAACTCATTAAATAAATCATCCAAATTAGCGTTAGCCTCTTCAAGATATGCTGCTATAGCAGCGACTGTTTCTTCCTCTTTGAATTTGGTCTTGAAGGTAGAATTAATACTTTCTGCAATTCTCCTATATTTCTGTCTTTGAGAAACCTCTTGGTTAGTATCATCTAGATTTACTTGTAGAGCAGCATTTTTATATGCCCTCTCAGCAATACCCTTAAGCACATCTATCTGAGCTTGAGCTTTTTCAGATAAGGCATTAAAAGTGGCATCTCTCTTAGAATTAATAACAGATTCCTTAGTAATTTGCTTATTGCCAGACATAATATCTTTGGCAAGATTACTCATATCTTTAGTTATAGACTCAATAGAATCTGAATAATATGAGGGGCTAATACCTCTGAACATCTTAAGTATATAAGATACCATTCTTTGGAACAAAGACTTCTTACTATGAATGCCCATAAGTTCTTTCTGAAGAATATGACCAGCAGCTTCCTCTGCTATCAATGCAGAGTCTCCTCCATAATACTCATATACCTTTTCATAATCATCTCCAAGTACCTCTCTTGCTTTACTCTCATCTTCTAAATAATTAAGAGTTCTCATTACCAAAGGGCTATTTCTATATACACCTATAATAAGATGAGCAAACTCCTCAGAAATAGCAGTATGCCCCTCCATATTATTAGCTACCTGTAATAGCCCAGTAAATTGATTAGCTACATCATTAGCATGATTAAAATTAGTCAAACCAACTCTACCAGCAGCTACTTCTATATCAGACAAACTTGACATAGATATACCTGCAGAACCTAGAATACTAACTATCTTATTATTAAGTTGCTGTATTCTGTATTGGCTAATAGCTGTCTCTGTATTATGTTCATCCCTGGTCTCAACTTTAATAGTAATACCTCCATCACTATCATAGTCAACTATAGCAACATAATCTTTATCACCTTTAGTATTAAAGTCATGAGCCTTCGATATAAGCAGGTCCACATTATCTAAAGTATTTGGCAAATGAGGCTGCTTTTTATTGTAAGACTTAAGCATAGCAGTCTCACCTATGAAGTTTTTAACGAGCTTATTACTCATTATACTTTCATAAGTAGGGACCCCCTCACTAAATGTGAGAGAGTCCTTAAACATATCTATAAAGTCACTACCTGTAGTCTTATTGAACACCTTTGCAGCAGTTTCATAGCCTAAGTCTGACTTTAACTTCAAAAATAGTTCTCTTTTTTGTTTATTCTTAGGAATAAATACACATGATTTTGCCATATTGTTTCTTTATTTAGCACATTGTATTATCAGGGTCTGTAGGCTCATTAAAGTCCTCTAAGGTAACTTCTTTTGGGGCAGTGCCCTCAATATCCTTAGTAACTTCCTTTAGAGAACCAGCTAACATTGCCATATTGATATTCTGTTTCTCAATAGCATCAAGCGAATTAGCTATGAGCATGAGTCTCTTCTCATGTCTTTCATCTACTTCATCTTCAGTTGGAATAAGAGCATCATCAGAAAGCTCATCCTGCCCACTCTGTTCAACATCTTCAAATGAAGAAGCTGCTTCACTAGTTATCTTATCTTGATTCTTCTCAACATCATCTAGGCTATCGGCTTTAGTACTGTCAGAACTTGTGTTATTAGACTTACTACTCTTATTAGCCTTATTAGCACTCTCTGTGCTAACTACAGCTCCTCTGCCTGAAAGACTATCCCACTCAACTTCTGTAGCATTAACAGTAGCATCATAATAGGGTGTACCTGCTATAGATTGCTGCTTATTAAATGAAATCTTTCTATACTGAGGAGTTTTAAGATTAGCATAGCCTTGCTCATCTAATACTACTTCATATACATCCCTGACATTACCTAAAAAGTCCTTAGTAGCTATAAACCTTACAGGCTTAAGCTTCCCATTTACAATCTCAAGAACTCTATTCTTAGCCCTCTTACTTGTAATAGTAATAATGTCATCATCTGTATTAGATGGTCTAAACTCCCTTGATGTAACATTTACTAATATATCTGGGTGATTAAGCATGAATTGGTCATTATATCTTTCCAAGATATCCTTATCAGTAAGCATTTGACTATTAGCCTGTCTAAGATTATCTATATATCTAGGAATAGATCTCATAAAGTGAGTAGTAAAGAATATCCCAAAGTTAGAGTGACCAAAAGACATTCCATTGTCATAGAAGGAATACATGAGTAAGTCCATAGCCGTCTGAGATACTTCAGGATCACTATGGTGCAACATATACTCAGGGTCTTCCATAAAGTACTTTCTTGATTCAGGAGATACTTTTCCACCGACATTAACAAACTTTATACCATTCTTACCATTTATATTTAGCATTTGAATAAGTGTTAGATCTCTAATGTCTTTATGTGTATATTTACCATCCTTTTTCTCTTCAAGAAAAGCTCTTAACTTCATAGGAAAATCATGAATATAATAGTTTCTCTTATCTTTAATACTCTTACCATCTTTATCTGAAGAGAATATGGAATTCTTAGATAAAATATACATAGGCAACTCATTAAGATAAGTCCTAAGTATTTTGACTCCTCTCTTAGATAACAATAGCTGAGAATCTATATCACCAACCTCACTTCTAAGAGACTGTATAGCTTCTACAATTTGCTCATTAATCTGTGGAAGATACCTATTAGCCAAATTAACACCACTTCTAATACCTAAAGTATAAAAAGCTTGCAATCTAGGTATAGGCTTACTCATAAACATTTCTCTGAGTTCCTCATAAGAGCTATCATTAGTACTAGACTCTATATCTATTACTTTATCAAAACCCTGTATAGGAAAATAAGGATTTTTGGCATTCTCCATAAAGTCTCTTACCTTAAGAATTTGCTGTATAGCCTCAGCACTAGATACAGCTAAAGCACCATTAGGAGAGTCACTTCTTGAAAAACAACCAGCATCCTGTAATGCCCTTGCACATTCATCTATATTAGCCATCCAACCAGCAAACTTAGCAGCCTCAATTCTATCAAGAGGGTCTTTAATATCTCCAGTAAGTCTATATTCAACTAGCATTCCTAGAAGCTTTTCTATATCACCATTATAAGAAGTCCAATCTACTTTACCTTTAGTAGCTGACATTCCAAAACTTCTGAGGTCATCTGCTGTATTTAGAATACCTATCACTTCAGGGTTCATACCAGTTCTAGCTAAGAACTCTATTCTAAATGCTGTGGCAATATTAGCTCCTAAATCACCGAGAGCAGGGTTTTTACCATTATCTGGAGAAGCTGCTTGCAACTCTGAATTAATTCTGCCAATAAGCTCCCCACTAATAGGAGACCTTTGTAGGTCAACAGAAGTTATCCTAACAGTTTTATGACCAGGCATAGTGATATTGAATTGATTATCTTTAGCTAAAGTCAAATTTGCAAATTGGAATTTATAGTGACTGGAAGAGCTAACAGCCAATACACCAATAAGGTCATTACCATCCATAAGGTTTCTATGAGAATCCATATAGAAGTTAATATCCATTGGGTCATCAGGTAGGCCATACTGCTCAATAAAGTCATCAAGTTTATTTGTGCTTAACTTATCAAGAGTGTTGTATATGCCATTCTTTTTAATACTATCCTTGAAGACCTCCAAGAACTTTTCAAGAACAATAGGATTGTGAAGTATTCTTTGTTGTCTTGAACCATGTGAAACTCTATCATAACTAGCAGGAGTCATACATAATCTTGACCCACTTGGTGATGTTAATATATTCCATATAGTATCAATAAGCATATTATCCCTAATACTCTTCTTAGTACTTATAGATTTTATATCTTCCATCCTAGAAGTAGCATCAAGGTCAATATCCCCATTCTCATCATACTTAACAGTTGGTTTCTCAATCACATACTTAGGAGTTTCATATAAGAGATCTGCTCCCATTTCTTCCATGAACTGAGCAAATAAAGGACTTTTATCCATCATAGCAGCCAATTCTTGCTGAGTATAACCCCTTCCTTTTCTACTGAAAAACTTTTCTAATGACTCTGTGTCCCCAATTTCTTCAACAATAGCCTTAGATAGCTGATTAATAGCATTATCAGAAACAGATTTCTGTTTATTCTTTGCAATCCACTTTCTAAAAGCTACTCCTAAATTGCTACCAGCAACTTCTCTTCTAGAAGATCTAATCATAAGGAACAACTTATCAATATCAAAGTCAGTACCAGACATTGTTATAATATCTGAAGGAAGCATAATAGTAGTACCAGCAACTACTGGCATAAATCCCACTATCCTAATAGGCATAATTGAATACTTATCTTCAGTAGGTATTCTATATCCAATAATATTGAGAAGTTCTTTCTCATTATTCCTTTCCAACTTATCATAGTCTATGGTCCAATATGACATAGTACTTCCATCCTTTCTAGTTTCATCTTTTTGAACAAGATAGTCTGTAAACATACTTCTCATATAAGCAGGCATATAAGCTGGTATATAGTCAATACCTTTTGAAGGATCATTCTCATCTTTGTATTTTACATGTAGAGAGTCACTTAGACCAAAATTAGACACCAATACTACATTTCCGCCTTTTATCTTCTGTCTTTGAATCTGATTTTTAAATACACTAAGTAATAAGTCTTCTATCTTATTAGTAAGATTTGGACTATTAAAAGGCATTTTAAATGTTGCACCATCTTCACTAAGTTCGAGAGCAGCCTTAACATCATCACCATATTTAGGATTACCTTCGATGGCAGCATCAAGCATACTCTTTAGAGTCTTTATATTAGAGAACTTCTTATCAATAGCTGAGAAAGAATCTAGGAGATTATCCACAATAAGCATATTATAATATTTTACTGCTTCATCCCTATTTAATGTCTTAGTCTGCCCATTAATAGTAACATCTAATGTGAAACCTTCTGGTAAATCAGCTGGCATAATATTTCTTAATTGAGAACCAAATATAGCAGTAGCATCAATCAAGTGATCATCACTTGGCTGAACTACTATATAATCTTCCATAGGAAATACATGGAGCATATCATCTTTAGTTGTGGTTCTTCCATCGCCTAATAGTTGGTCTTCAAGGGATTGTTTAATAGCTTCTACTGAGTGATAATCGAACTTACTTTTAGCACTATTATACTCTTGCTGGGTTATAGTGCCATCCTCTAAAGCCTTACCTAGTTTAGACATATAATCTTTATAAGAAGAAACTTTTATAGTAATACCTCCTATCTCAAAGTTACCACCATTCTTAGAAACTTCTCTTTGGAAAGCTTTATCATCATGATTAATATCAAATGGGCTATTAAATCCTTCTTTGACTACTGAATGAAAGTGAACAACATCAATGTCATGCTCATCCATAAACTGATTAAGAGCAACTAACTCAGGACTTTTATTAAGAGCAGTGTTAAGGACTGAATATATGGCTGCTATTGCATACTCAGAGTTTTTATGTTGAACAACAACTTTCTCTTTCCTACCATTAACAGTCTTGGTCTCATGGCTAAATAGGAAAGGTTTAATAGGATTCCAAAAAGCCATGAAGTCCTCAATATTAAAATCACCATTTAATATTCTGTTATAGGACTTTTCCATATTATCAGTCCACTTACCTCCCATAGCCTTAAATATCTTTCTAAAAGACTTTAAAGTTCTAAAAGATTGGCCATCTGTTTCAGTTATATTACCAAAGCTAGCAAGAGCACCAGCAATCATATCCTTTTCTATACTAGTTAGACTGTCACTAGACCCTAACAACTCCTTTATCATACCCCAAGTATTAGACCTAGCTTCTCTATCAGTAAGATAGATAGAAGTCTCTGTCATAGGGGAACCATCAGGATTCCTAGCATACATTTTTTCACCAGAAGCATAAGACTGCTTATTTCTCTTTATAAAATCTCTAGTATTTTTAGAATAAGCTAAATCACCGTATAATAATTGTATTAATTGAGACTGTGCAAAATAGTCATTATAATAGAATTGTTCTAACCATTGGTTGACCATATCTATCTTCCATTCCTTACTAGCTTTAGAGGCAGAATCTTCTAAATTAACAGTAGCTACCTTTTCATCTTCATTTGCCTCTTCTTCTGTCTTCTCAGAAGACTCATTAATGTTCTTTAGTATCTTACTATAAAGCGTTAACTTCCTTGACTCTGAGAACTGACCAATAAAATCAGCAAATTTAGCCTCAATCATAGGAGTTATAAGACCCTGAATATAAGCATCTCTATTCTTTGCATAGTTAACAGGATCTGCATTTGCTATAGCCTTCAATTCATTTATTATATCTTCTTCATGACCTGCAAAAGCAGTAAAGAAATTAAACTTGGCAGCATTATTTCTTGCGTCATTATAAAACTCTATTGAAGTTGTAGCATTACCTTGTTTATTTCTAGCATCAACAATTCTGTTAAGCTCTTGTCTAAATACCTTAGCTAACCTACTAATAACTTCCTGTTTATAATTCTCACCAGTATATTTCCTTTGCTTAAATAAAACTAGAGCATCTGTATCTGAGAATAAAGGATTTCTATAATACCCAAACTCCTTACCATTCTTAGTATTACCACTAAAGAAAGCAGAAATTAGGCCATTAAGAAATTCATCATTACTTACCCTACCTATAGAGTTTTGAGAACTATTGCCTATAGATAAAATATTAAGGTAAGAAAAGTTATTCCTGACATCAATATCTTCTACTAAATCTTCCATCCAAGGACATAACCACTCCTTTGTATGTGGGTCTTTGAAGAAGTCATACTGGCCATAATTTTCTTCCATATAGGCAGTGCCATATTCTATATCCTCTTTAGTAGCTGTAGATGACATAATTCCCACCAAAGTTGAAATAAAGTCAGGTGCTGAATAAGAAAATCTCTGATTACCATCGTGGTAAAAAGAAGACATAGAGTAACCTTCAGAAGTAATGGTAAGAGCATTACCAATCTTCATATAAGAACTTTTCAAATCATTGACTAGATTACCACCTTTCTTAAATCCATATTCAGGGTGTACTATAGTTTGAGCTGCTGCTAATATAGATCTAACCTTACTCATTTGATCAGGAGTAAATAACTTCTCCATATTATCTAAAGGAGTTTCAGACATCTCTATAGCATCCCACTCTTCTTCACTAATATAAGGAATAAGAGCCTCTAAATTTAAATCAGTGGTATCAACTCCTAAGTTGTTCAACAATGATTCAAGACTTACTTTAGAATGCCCTTCTATTTCACCTCTTAATATAGACAATGCTTTCCTTACATTCTCTACTGTATAAGAATTAGACTTTTTAGAATTCCTATTAAGCACAACAAATGCCCAATTAAAAGGATGTTTTGTTTGAAAGCTTTCATCATCAAGACTTCTATGACCCTTTTCAGGGGTACTAAACAAATTCCAGATCTTAGCAACATTGTCAGGGTTACATTCCCCCTCTTCTGTATAGATAGAGTTTTTACCAAGTACAATTCTCCCCTCATAATTCTTTGTGAAATTATCTAGGAAGGCAATTGTAGCAAGTGTAAGATTCTTAAATTGAATATTACCATTAGGAGATAATACAGCATAAGGAACAAAGACCTTTCTAAATGCCCTATAGAACTCATTTCTTAAATCTTCATCAGCAAGGATTGTCTGCTTCAAATCACCAAACCAAGGATAATCTACCTCTATTTTATCCAACAAAGGAAGAAAATCTTCAGGTTTATTCATTGTACAAAACTTATCAAGCAACTTATAATACACAGCACCTGGATTCATCCTAACTCTTTGGCCTAAGTCATTAAATACAAACTTTGTACCTTCAGTGAGAGAGTAACTGGTCTTATATTGATTACTAAGAAGATTTTTAATTCTAACAGATAAAGTCTTCGCTGGATCTAGTAATTTATACTTAACCAAGCTAAGCCCACTCCTATTATCACTACTGCCTTCTTCGTCTACATTCTCTGTGTCTTTAATAGTTTCAATAATCCTATTATTATCAACGGAAAGCCTAATATTCTCTCTGAACTCAATATCACTTGCAGCACCATTAAGTAGTACCTCAAAAGCATTAGGAGTGTTTACTATCTGCCTAAAAGCATCTGCTAAATAAGCCACTCTCTGGTGTAATATTTTATCAAGCTTTTGCCCTGTCCAACCATTTTGAAATCTTTCTACTGCAAATTCAGACCCAAACAAAGAATCTTCGTCTAATAACCCTTCAATAAGACTATTAATTCCTTCCTCACCTTTATCAAATGTAGTGACTACTTGCTCCATAGCCATCTTTATATCTGATATAATCCTACTAGCAAGACTTTTACCATTTGACTCAACATACCCTAGTACAGTTATTCTCTGGGTATTAGTATCAGCACTATTCAGGATGTCCTTTATTCTAATCTCATCATCAGATAATTGATTTTCATCAGCTTCCTCTAGTACTCTCTTAACAGTATTTAGATAGTGGGTGAGTCTTGATGAGAATAAAGAACTTATGAAATCTACTCTAGCTCTTCTTTCAGCTATATCAGGAAAGAGCTTTACAAGTAGACTTCTAGTATCTTGTTCAATATTTGGAGTCTCATTCAATGGTCTCTCTGCTTTTAGGCTATTAGCAGCTTCTTTAGCAGCTTTAGCTTTATCTGAGTTTTTAATAGAAGAAGTCTTATTCCCTCTAATACTTTTCTTTGGTTGTATTTCAAGACCATATAGATCTTTACCAACTTTTGACTTAAGAATTTGTGAGTCCAAACCTAGTTCATCCTTTAGCATTTTGGCTAACTCTTTGGCAAATCTCTTAGGTAAACCAGCATTATCTAAAGCTATTCTTTTAACAAAAGCTACTTTTGAATAAATAGACTTTTCATCATTTACTCCTAAAGCTTTGGCTATATCTTTAATAATACCTTCGTTAACACTCTTAAATACCTCAAAGTCTTCATCAGTATCATCAAATACCCCTTCTTCTTGAATCCATTTACCATTAACATCTTGAGCATTCTTCTTCACTACAAGACCTCTAACATTTGGATTAGGGGTACCATTAGTATCAGTTCTCATTAAAGCTGAGGTCTTTGATACATTTATAGTAGCTCCATCAGTAGGCTCAATAAGTCCATTCACTGATATCTTATCACCTGTAACAGCATTGTGTGCTTGTAAGTTATCAGTATATATAAAAAGAGTATCTTTGTTATTTCTAGGATCACTCTTAGAAATATTTCTGCCTATAGAAAGTGTGGCATCTCCTATTTTACCATTAGTCAATAATTCAAGTTCAGCTTTTTCTTCAGCCTTTTTGTTTCTTTCATTGGCAATAGCATCAGCTATCATTCCTTTATTCTGAGGCTTGATTATCTCATCTTGAGATAATTTTGTACTTGTACATAGTTTGGTCATAACTGCATTAACTTCTGCATTAGTTAAAGAACCCATTTCTATACCTAGTTGTTTTAATATCTTACCAAAATTAGGCATCTTCTTAACATCAGCAGCCTTAGCAGTTGAGCAATTTACTCCCATATTATATTCATTAAAAGTTTATTGGTGCAAAGATAATAAAATTGTTTTATCTCTCAAAATAGATAATAACAAAATTACATTAGGGTAATATTTTTATTTATTGGAAAAAGATAGTAGACTTAGTAAGCCTACCATCTTTAATTATATTAGCAAACCTCATATTTAATACCATCATATATTAACCATTTGATAGTATTAATATTAACAGGTCTTATTCCTGACTCTTTGTCAGTCTTTTCAATATCCATGTCAACACATTGATATCTACCATCTCTAGATTCAAATTGAATCTTATATCCTCTAAGTATTCTATCCTCCCCTTCAACATAAGGAAGAATAGGATTACTCATTAACTCTGAAATCAAAGACTTTGAAGCTTCAGTAACTCCCTTCTTGCTATTCTTAACTTTCTCAATCTTTGCAGAGAAGTCTTCAATAACCTTAGCTACTTCTTCATCATACTGCTTCTTTGATTTTGGTTTATCTTGTTTCTTAAAACAGACAGTAAATACCTTACTAGAATGAATACCCTCGAAGATACTTCTAATACCTAAGACACCTTCTCTTTTGTCTTCTTTAGTAACTTTAATCACCTTTGAGTAAAGGTCAGCACTGTCAGTAAACCTCTGAAGATAACTTAAACCAATTACAGTAGTATCTCCACTTTCAAAATGTTTTACTACAGCTTTTTCTGAGTCACAGCTCTTAATAATATAATGTGAATTTTCACTAATAACTGCTCCTTTTTCTAATTGCTTAATGTTGTTAATCATTGTCTTTTTTTTTACTCGTTTGTTATATTGCTAATAAGGCCATCTGTTGGACCAGATACAGTATCAGTATAAATACTATATGGTATCATCCTATTTTCTCTAGAATGAGTAAACTCCCATAGAGCTTCTTCAACATCTCGACGTGTATATCTTATTGCTCTTCTAGTTCTTCGAGTTCTTCTATCAGAAGGAATCCTTGCAGGATTTGTCGAATACTTACCCTTAATAGCATTATGTACTACCTTTCTAATCTTATTATATAACTTCTTTGAATAAGGTATTTCTGAATAAAGGTGACCTACCTTTATTCTTAATAAGACATCATTTATGATATATAATTCCTCTGCTTCAAAACTACGCATATAATAGACTGCTATCCTACTCATCCAATATAGTCTAGTTGTTAGAACACTGGCATGAGAGGAATATTTACATCTTTTTCTAAAAGCCTTTCTTGTAGTACCTGTAATACTATTTGGAGTAATAATGTATTCGTTAGTCACTCTGTCATCTAGGAAATGCTTGCGGAAGTATTTATACAGAGAAGAATTATAGATTACTCTCATATTTTTTTTTTTTTAGAAATTTATTAACTCCTTAACCTTATCAGCTAAGTATCTTGCATCTGGATGAGCATCAGGAGCACATCTAAGATTACAAAATTCTTTCCATTGCTCTGTAGTACCTGTCATAATGAGTTCTGTCTTTAAACCTAATGGTAATACATCCCTTGCTATCTGAGGTTTCATCCCCTTGTCTAGAAGAGATAAATATAGCTGTTCTGAAACACAATAAGCATAAAACATTAATTCTTTCTGGGAAAGCTCTTCTATCTCTTTATTATGGATGTATATATCACCATCCTTAATAATATCTACATCATCATTTAAAACATACTCTCCAACTTCAAGAGGGCATTCTACACTTGGTATAAAGGTAACTCCACCAAACTTATCCTTACTATAATTACAATATCTTGTAGACTCTTGTAAAAAGCTAAATACTCTATGCCTTACAAATTCATTAGCTATACCTCTTGAAAGTATAAACTTAATAGTGTGCCGCTTTACATATGATTCATAAGGAGGAGACATATACCTCAAGTCTCTTGACCTATCATTCTCTACAATAACTCTGTAATTAGTAGTGATATAGAAAGTAGCCATTGCCCAACCATTTTCATAGTCATCTTCATTAAGCTTATATACTACATCACTATAAGGATTTTTCTCATAGAAGTTTGTAAGAGAGTCACCTTCCCACTTACATCTATACTTAAGATAAACAGTACCATGTTCTAAAACTGCATTATGCTTTCTTGTCATAAGCATTTTTACAAACTTTTCAGCACTATCCTCTGTAATTTTATCTTCTGACTTGTATGCTGTTCTTCCAGCTAACTCAATCTGTTTATAAACCCCAGTAAGACCAGCAGACTGTGATATATATGATACACTTGGCTTGATTATTTTCATATTTAATTATTATTTAGCCATTTATTATATTTAAGTAACCACATACTACCTATACCAAAAATTAATATTAGTGCACCCAATATATTAATTATAGGACAGAATATTATAAAAAATGTATAAGCATTGTTTTTAACACATGGTTTCATGTCATCACTACTTAGTATTATCCATAATATTAAAGTAATATTTATAGCTACTATATATAAATGTATTAGTATTGCTATTAGTATTACTATTATTATTGTAAGCATATTAATCCTCCATTATTACTAAATCATCTTCAACCCAATGATTACACTCCTCTATTATATGTAGGTATCTGTTATACTTAGGGTCTCTATTACCTCCTTGTAATTTATCCATCTCTATGGCTAATTCCTTACATATTTTGATGAGGTCTAAAGGAGTATAATGGTCCTCTTTATAAGCTTTATTCCAATCAGTTTCAGAAGTATCTGTTTCTTCTTCTAAATCCCCATCTTCACCTCTTTCTGAACTATAAATATAATCACTAGTAGATACACTTGTAGATTTACTTAAGGTTTGGCTAATAACAACATCAAAGTCTTTTGTAGGTGGGTCTTCTTGATTCCATGGAGCATCTGCAGTATTAGCTCCCAAAGGGTAATTATCCATATTACATTCTCCTTATATTAGTATTACCAGACATCATGTCAACCTCTATTACAATAGGGGTAGAGTAAGAAACTTCAAATCTAATATTATACTGACCTCTACCTCTTGCTATAAGAGATTGATTATAATTAAGATTATTACCATTTAGAAAGTCAATAACTATTAAAGGACAAATATGATGTAATTGTACTTCTTCTCCTGTACTTACTACATCAGAAAAAGCCCCTCCAACAGCTAATTTTAAATTAGTATAACCATCCTGATTATCAGATTTCACATACTTATTCATTTTAATTTATTTTCTTTAATTAATCTTCGAGCTATAACACTATTAAGGTGGATTGGAATTGAGATATGCCTTCCTTTGTTATTCTCATAGATACAATGGCTACCCTTACATCTTTTAAGAAAGTAGCCATTGTTTTCTACAAGTCTAACAAATTCCTTATGTGTCCATTGCTTCATAAACTTATACCAATTCTACATAGGCACCTGGATATTCCTCATAACATCTGTCATATCCAGCTTCTATTCCTTCTTCAGTCCTGTCATAGTCATAGGTTTTGGTAAAACCATGTCCATTCTTTAACTTTATACTAAATTGTATCATAGCTTCTTCTTTTTAAGATATTCCACAGTCATAATAGCATAAGAAGCCATATCAAGCAAAGTATCTTCAACAGACTCATCTTTAACTTTAGCTTCACTATTAATTAAAGCTTTAAACCTATTAAGTTTATCTGATAACCTAATAGCTGCTGCTGGCATACCAAATTCATCCATAGACTTAGCAAAAGAATTACCATAATCATGGTTTTTCTTTTCATGAGTGTCTTTAATCTGGTCAAGAAGAGAATTAAATGAGATGGACTCACTATTAGGCACAGATTCAGATTCTTCACTATCATTAATTTTCCTAAAATATCCAGGAATCATATGTATGGGCACTCTGGTGGTTACTTGCTCTTTTGTATAAGTAACACCCTTTACAAATACTGATGTCGGACTACTAAGAAGCCCCCTTCTATAATCTTTTATACATTTATAATTCATATTATTAATTTTTATTTAATGCCTCCAGCAAATATCTACCTCAGCATCAGCTGGCATAGGTAATTTACTACAAAAGAAACTACCTGCTCTTGACATACAATCTTTAACTACTTCAGTCATTTCTTCTGCTATATCTTCAGGAACTTCAATATTCCATTCATCATGTGCAGGAACACATAATTTAATCTTAAATAGTAAATTATTCTTGATTAAATATTCCCATAAAAATATTGAAGCTGTCTTAAACATCACAGCTCCTGTACCTTGACAAGGATAATTAATAGCCTGTTTCTCTGAAGCAGATTTTCTCTTAAAGAAATACTTTACAGGGTAAACATAGACATCATCTATTGTGACATTTATAAATTTTATCTCCTTCTTATTAGCCTTCTTGACCTCATAGCTATACACTCCAACAATATCTTCAGGAGGTAATCCTTTACTGAACTTCTTACATATTTGAACTTTAACCTGCTTTGGCATTAATTTATTTTCTAGACCCTTATGTAGTTTATATACTGACCAAAAGTCACTATTAAATCTACTTCTTATACCTGAAAGTATATCAAAGTCATAGATATATGCAGTATGTTGACTGAGAGGATTAAGTAATATAAATCCATACTTCATTACTGATTTTCTTTGTTTATCCTGATATTTAGCAATACCAGGAAAACCTCTCATATAGTCATCATAAATTTGTTTAGCTTCTTCAATAGGAATTCCTTTATTAGAATGGATGGTATTAAAGTCTCCTCCATAATTTATGGAAAATTCCACTCCTTTAGCATCTTGTCTTTGTTCATGGAATTTATGTTTAATATCCTCTATTTGAGTATCTCTTGGAATAATCTTAGGATAACTCATATAAGCAGCAAGACTATGAACATCACCACAACCATGATTAAACAAATCAAGCATAGCTTTATCATTAGTTACATCAGCAATAACTCTTGACTCTTGACCACTATAATCACAAGAAATCCATTTATAACCTTTATTTGACACAAAACAAGCTCTTGTTTCTGGGTCATTTGGGAAATTCTGAAAGTTAAGATAATCTATACCAGCACTTTTATCTTTTCCTCCTGAACTCAATCTACCTGTATCTGTGCCTAATTGATTAAAGTTAGTATGTAATCTTCCACTTACTCTATTTATCTGGTCTAACACATTCTGACCATATGTAGATGTTAACTTACGAGCACCAGCATACTCAAGATACAGGTAAATAATACTTGAAATATTAGATTGAGGAGCTATTACTTTTTCCTCAACACTATCTTTCATTTCACCAGTCTCTTTATCTTTAGCAAGTAGATTAAGACCTAAGGACTTAAATAAAGGAATAACTTGTTTAGAACTTCTCCAGTTAATAGTACAAGTAGGGGGCAAGAAACCAAGAAATAAATCACCTTGTCTATTTTCTTGAATAAAATGTTTACTTACTTGAGTTTCTATGGGTACTTTATAAGCCTCACAATAACCTCTCTCACTGCCCTTGATATCCTTTTCTGGGCATCTCTCTCCCTTCATTTTCTTCCTAGCCTTGTCAGCATCTTTATCACTAAGACCTTCAACTTGGAGATAATGATATGCGTACTTCTCCCCCATAGCACTAGCTACTACCCAATCATTAAGAGCTTTTTCAAAGATAGTTTCAATGAAATTATCTAACTTCATCTTATATTGCCATCTTTGAACATCTAATTTGACTCCACAATATTCTGTATAAGCTACCCATGGAACAGATTTATTCTCATATATAATAGCTGTACTAAGGCCTTTCTTCTCAAGTTCTACTGCCTGAGCATCCATTATTTGTTCTAGATATTTAACATCATTAGCAGCATATTCTATAACTGCTTCTGATAAACCAGTCCACATAATTTGACCTCGAACAGTCTTATCAAGTTCTACCCCAAGATAATTCTCTCCAGCAGATTTAAGACTCATACTATGAAAACCTGAAGGATAGCCTAACCACATAAGTTTCTCTGCTATAAACCCATCATAAACATTCTTTAATACAATTCTTTTATGGAATAAAAACTTCATATCAAACTTGATATTCCATCCCATAAATAATCTATCTGATTCAAGGTAGTCCCTAAATAGGTTTATATCAACTGTAGTACAATCTATAACTACTTGAAAGTCATAACACCCTAACTGAACCATTAATAGCTCTTTAGTATAAGGGTCAAACCCCATAGTCTCAGTATCTAGTCCAACTTTATCTAAAGGAGCAAGTAAAGCAAGAGCCTCTTCTACAGAAGCTCTTACCCACTTGTTGCTATCTTCTATAATTTGTGTACTAACTAAATAAATCATATGAAAGTAATTGTATGCCCAAACTCTGAACTAAAATCTATTGATTTAACAGTAGCATTAGCTTCAGCTAACCTCTGTCCTTCAATAATTATAGAACCTTCTGCAGGGATAACAAAGTTTCTACCATCAGAAAGATGACCAACTCTAAGAGTTTCACTACTTGTTTTAAGCAAGTAGGTTTTAGATTCTGTTCCATCTTTTCTATATAATAGTTGAAGGTATGTATTAGTAGAACTCTTTGATACTAATTTTATAATCTCTTTCATTATTTCTTTAAATATGCAATCATTTCATCAAAATCTAAAACATACTTATATTTCTGCATAAAAGCATTGCCAATCATTCCATGAACAGTAACACCAGTAGATTTCTTAATAGCAGAAAAAGTATTATTCATATCTACTACTTGAAACCCATCAACAAAAGTATTATCCTTGTACTTAAATTCTATATCAACAATAGGAATATCTGTAAGACCTCCTCCTATACCAGATATTTTTGATATTCTATCTGTTTTTTTATAAGATAAAGAAGTCAGCATACTTTTGTTAATAACACTAATATTAGCCCCTGTGTCAAATAGAAAATTCAACTTTACTCCATTCTGAAAGAAAGTAATAACAGGTAAATCAGAAAGGGCTAATGACTCCCTAAAAGACATGTACTCTCTATTATCTCTTTTAAAGTATCTTATAGTATTAAATACGCAGAATACAATAAGTAAAAGAGATACTATAACCATAATTTTAACTATAACTGTCACTATCATATATTACTTCACCCCAGAATGTCCAAGTCCACCTCTATCTGGACTATTTAACTTCTCTACATACACCAACTCAACCCCACTAGAAAGCCAATACTTTATCTTCTGCCATAAAGTAGCTCTTTGAGATAAAACAACTCTAAACTGACATACTCTAGAGCCAGCCTCTATATAAGTCTCTCTTAAAGCTATCATAGGCATATACCACTGATCATTGTCACCTTTGTAGCTATTGTCTATAATACCCATGTGATTAGGCTGTATTACTCCAAAATTCTTATAGGTACTACTTCTGGGCACTACATGTGCTTCACATCCTGCAGGCAATTGCATAGATACCCCTAAAGGAACTAATTGAGAATTAAACTCAACATTCCTAACACTAGTTCTATCTTTCCTCTTTAAAGTATTAGCTTGAGGATCAGACATATATACATCCTCAGCCACTCTTAAATCTATCCAATCCCCCTTTTCATTAACTTCTGGTTTACATCCAGGGGTCAATATTCTTACTTTAATTTTTAATTTCATATCCCAAATCCTTTTATTTTCTTGTTCTTTCTTACTACACTTAACCCTTGTACCACACTGGCATTTGTAGTAGTATCTTTAATATGACATACAGTAATTCCACATATTTTATATATAGAATCTCTTACCGCTGTATTACCTTTTTTATATTCATTTGTTATTTTGTTAAATATCATTTTAAATGAATTTTCCCTAAGTCAATAGTCTTAGCTACATCTATAACCCTTTGGTTACTACTTCCTCTATATAATAAATTCAAATCTTTATGTTCTTCTTCAAATCTACCATCTACTATTACTTCTAAGTCTTGAAGAGTATTGATAATATCAGGGGGAAATCTCCTACACTTATTAACTATATCTTCAAACCTATAGCCAGTCCAAAGCCAAATAGGTTTACCTGACTTAGCTAATAAACTTATAAGGTCAAATATAGTAGTATCTCCGTTATTCATAAATTCACAGAAAGGGTCTCCTCCTAATATTGATATACCTCTTACTTGAGGGTGCTTACTATATTCAATAATAGTATTAATAATCATATTAATAGGAGTACCTTGATTTCTATTCCATGTATGAGGAGACCAACAACCTTTACAAGCATTAGTACAACCAGCTATCCATATAGACATTCTTATGCCTGGGCCATTAACAACATCAAATTGTTTTACTTCTAAAATATTCATATATTAAAAAAGGTGAGTAGCTTTTTACTACTCACCTATAAACTTAAAGATGTTTAACTCTATTTATTATATCTGCTATTCTTCCCTTACTACTACCATGTTGAAATGAACCTAAATATCCACAAGTTCTAAGTACTACATATAGTTTATCAGGGTTATTATTACCACAATTGGGGCAGGTACAATTGCCCTCTTTATCCATATCTATTTGACCTTCAAAACCACATTCATAACAAATACTACATGAAGTAGTATTTATTTCACAATAGGTCATCTTGTCATAGATATAAGACATTAAGCTAATAACTACATCAGGATTATTCCTAATATCAGGCACCTCAATATAACTAATTGCTCCACCTGTACTATACCTTTGAAATTCTGACTCAAAGTCCATCTTACTAAAGGCATCAATAGGTTCTTCAACTTGTATATGATAACTATTAGTTAAATAATCCCTATCATTTACATGAGGAATTACAGGAAAATCTTTGCAAGCTTTAGCAAACTTAGTAGTAAGACTTTCTGCTGGAGTGCCATAGAGACTAAGTGCTATACCATATTTATCTTTATTAATATTGGTCTGTTCATACATAAGTTTCATAATACTTATACCAAGAGCATGACCCTCATCACTATGATATTTAACACCAAATCTTTCTACAACTTCAGCAATGCCCATATAACCTATGCTAACACTAGCTCTCATATTACCTATAGCTTGCTCTATAGTACCATCTTTGAACCTTGTAAGAGCACCATACTTATACAAGATAGGAGCAATATTTATATTACAATCAGCAATAGACTGATATATCTTATGTTGTTCATAAGAAACAAAGTCTATCATATCCTTGAGTTTTACCTTGAACTCTTCAAGACTATCAGACTCAAGAGCTAAATAAGGTAAGTTTATACTTATTACTCCAATATTACTTCTTCCATATATCTGGTATTCTCCTTTCTCATTCTTCCAAGGATGTAAGAATGACCTACACCCCATAGGTGGGATTATACACCCTTCTTTAATAGCTTTAATATTCTTTTCAGATGTAAAATCAGGAACCATTCTTTTACACACACATTTAGCACAAAGCTTAGTGAATTCATAATCTGAATGGGTTTCATCTAACATTGTATCTGTTATACATACCACCAGCTTAGGAAAAGTAGGATTTATTGTGTGCCCACTTGGAGATTTCATTCCTTCAATCCTCTGCCTAAGAACCTCTTTGCATAAAATCATAGTTTCCTCTTTATACTTAGGATTCTCATTAGGATATAAGAATAAGGTGATAAAAGGACTCTGACCATTGGTTGATGCCATTGTATTTAGTTGATAAAGTAGAGTTTGAACAGCTCCTTTAATTTCCCTACTAAGTAATTTATCTATAACATTACTATCAGAGGTTATCTTTTCATATTGCTTTTTACTCTCCTCTATAAAAGGTGCTAAATGGGTCATAGTAATAGTCTGTCCTCCATAAGTACTTGAACTAATAGCAGTAATAACTTGTGATGCTATAGTACATGCTGTCTGAAGACTATGAGGCCTCTCTATAAGCTTGCCATTCATAACTGTGCCTTTATTGAGAATTTCCTCAAGATTAGTAAGTTCACAGTTTGTTATACCCTTTTGAAGTCTATAATCACAATCATGAACATGAATAACTCCTTTGTCATGAAGCTCTTTCAGTTTAGCTGGCATTACTATTTCCCTATAGAGTTTCTTACTAGTTTCCCCAGCTACTAAATCTCTGATAACATTAATCTGGCTAGCATCTTTATTAGAGTTCTCTTTAGAAGTATCATTAGATACACCATTTACCAACTCCAATATAGTGTCATAATAATTGCCATTTTGTTTAGCATCTCTAATCTTAGCTCTTTCTTCTCTGTAAATACTATAATGCTTAGCAAGTCTTTTACAGTATTTCTTAAGATAATGAATTACTAGGTTTTGTATTTCCTCAATTTCAATAGAATCTTCTACTAAAGAAGCAAATTTATGTTCTAACTTAGAATAAACTACCTTTAATGTATAATCATCATAAGGTATTTCTAAAGTACTATTTGCTTTAATAATAGCTTCTTTTACTTTCTGAAAATTAAACTGTTCCTTTCTACCATCTCTCTTAATTACATTCATCATTTACTTATTTAACCATTCAACAATATCATTGCTTTCATTTATATTTATTCCCTGTGGTACTTTTGGTCTTGAAGATAAGTAATAAGAGAGTTGCTTTCCTAACTCATAAGGGTCTTTGAACTCATATTGCCCTTTATTTCCATAGGTCAAAGTACCAAAGGTTTGTGTGTCTTTGAACTCCCACACAAGAGGAGTAAGTGTTCTTTTATTGACTACAATAAACTTATAATCAGCTAATTTATAGTCTTTAAAATGCTCATTTCTATCTAAGTTATCCCTAATTATTCTCCAATAAAGTCTTGCTTGAATGTGATATTGCCATTGCACAAAACTATCAAAGAATTCCCATTCAGTATGACTAGATGTCTTCAAGTCTATAGGATATATAATCTTATTCTTACTGTCTGTTACCAATAAATCAGACATACACCTATAGTCTACTCCTTCTAAAGTAGCTTTAAACTTTAATTGATACTCCCTTACAATATCTTCATCAAATATATTATTGGGGGTAAAATAAAATTTAGTAGCATCACTTTCTTTGAGTGCTCTTACAGCAGCTAATACTTGCTCATTAGTAGTAACATCGAGTATCTTTCTATCACCAGCAGCATAAAGAAGACTATAGTATTTCTCTCCTTGCTCCTTTATTACCTTAGCTCTAGTTTCTGGTTTCCAATTAAGTTGATATTTAAGTTCCTCAGTAAGAGCTATAATATTAGCGTCAGATATATCATTTATTGTTCTATGAACAATATGATATTTACTAAAAAGTGCATTAACCATTTTAAGCACTGAGTCACTTAAAGGAGGAAAGTCAGCCACCATAAAGTTATTATCAAACTCTTCCTGACCCCCAGTGATAAGTGCGTCAACAGCACTACCAAAAGTAAGAGAAGGAGTATCTAATTTATCAAAGAGATTATCTAATTTATCAAATCCCTCTCTAGCAAATCTTGCTAATGTACTATAACTTAGTGCAGGGTCTGCTCTGTACTCAGGCTCTGTAACCTGCCAACTTATATCAAATACTTTCATAATTTATTACTGTATTCAGTAACAGCTAAACTCATCTCTTGAAGCTTAAATATATCAATGTCCTTATATTTTTCTTGTAGCTCTGGGCTAGCTTTATGCGTTCTACTTCTCTCTACCTTTTTTATAGCAGAATCTACTAAATCCTGCAAAGACTCAAAGTCTCTTTGTGCAAGATACTTATGAGCTATAGAAATATCTTTCTCAGGTAAATTGTTTATATTAGCTCTTATTTGTTGTATTAAAGGGCATTCCATCTCAATTATTTTTAAAGCTTGTAGCATCTCCTTCTGAGTTCTTACTTCAAAGAACATACAATAGTTATCAAGTGTTTCAAGTAACTTTCTAAATAAGTTCCTTTTAACAGGAAAAACATCATTTTCAAAGCCTTTAACCTCTATAATAACAAGAATATTATTATACATAAAGGTAAAGTCAGGAGTATAAGTTATACTAGATATAGGACTCATTATATTATGAAACCCTTCTTTCTTAGTTCTATTATAAAAAGGAACTGTGGGTCTTATAGGAGGACTAAGTATGAAAGTTTTCTCCTCATACTTAGCCTCAATATTATGAGTTTTTAGTAATCTATATATAGATACTTCTACTCTTGACTTAAACTTAATACCATTATATTCTAAAGGATTAGCATTTCTAATCTTTTTGTTTATTGCCATACACCTCTCTGAACAAACCCCTAAGAACATTTATAGCTTCATTAGCTTCCTCTACAGAAGGAAATACAAGTACATGAGAAGGTATATCTTCATTTTTTATACTAATTATTCTTCCAGTGTGCATATGAATCACACAACAAGTATCTCCTTTATACCCACACATAGCTTTCTCTGAAGCTGCTTTAAGTAGTAAATATAATACTAAGAACTCATCATGGTGAAGCATAATACCTAGGAAAGCAGATACCTCAGGATAATCCATACTATGAGTCCTAGCAACCCTTCTCACATAAGACTTAATAGTAGCGTCTTCATCATCCTTAGCAGTAATAATATCCTTCTCCACTAAAATAGGGATAATACCTTCAGTTATTACTACATCTATTGATGTAATACCTTCCCCAAAAGGAGTTTTAGTTTTACTTTCTACTCTAATAGTAGAGCCAACTTTCACCTCCTGACCATCTTTTAAATAAAATCTTGTCATAATTTATAATTTTTCTTTCTATATATAAGTAAAAAATTGTATGTCTTCATTATAGTTTCTTTTCACAAAGCTCTTAATATCAGTGAACACACTATAAGGCATTCTAGTATTAGTCCTTGCAAAATAAGCAGGATGGGCTACTTTAAGAACAACATTATTTTTACCTATATAAGGTTCAAATGTTTGTGCCTGACTGCCAAATAGTACATACATAATACCAGGATTAATAGCACTAATATTCTCTAGTAATTTAGCTATAAAAGGTCCCCAAAGCATAGCATGACTA